TTCCAATCACACTGAGTGAATGCCTGTCGAAGTAGGAACACTTGGACAACTCCTCCGTAAGGGCCGAAATCTTCTGTTCCTGATCATAGATGGTCTGGAAACTCCGCTGCAGCTTCTGGAGCTCCCCTCCGAGTAAATTGCCCAAAATGGCAAAAACTTCCATCAGGGTTTCGTCGAGCGTGTGGGGATTGCGCCAGGAAAGACTCATGGCCCCGATCGGCTTCTTGTGCACAACTACAGGAAGCCAGAAGAAAGTTTTCATGTTCCCGGAGTTGAAAAAAACGCCCTTCCGTACCGTCGCCTCGTCCCAGAGCACAGGCTGGAGGTTATTGTCTTCCATGAGCGAAATGATCTCTTTCGTCAATCGGGGTATTCTCTCCGTTACGTATCTGCGTTCCGCTTCATTCATCCCCTCGGTTCTGAACACATTGAAATTGCGCATAGATTTGTCGAAGAAAATGACAGCGGCAGTACTGTAATGAAGAACATCCTCGAACATATTCAGCACCACTTCAATCACTTCGCGTGGAGTTTCGGCGAAAGCGATTTTGAGGGCGATGTTCTTCAATAACTGCAGGTGATCTTTGTATATCGACATCTATTGACGATCCTGTCGAGTGGATACCGCTCCCCTCAAGCAAACATGCCAACCATCCCCACTGGAGGCATTTCAGAAATGTCTTTACGTATGTCTGGCACGCCTGCTCGATAAAAAAGACTGTTTCACGATAAGACAGGTTGGTAAAGGCCCTGCTGTTTCCTCATTTCAGATTAAGCTGTTGATGCGCTACGTGCGAGCTGTGAGACGAGTGAGAGCGATGGAAGTCGTGATCGGCCGGAAGAGTACTGGAATTGCCGTTGTTGAGAGCACTATGTTCCAAGTACAAAGGTGTGTTTTCAGTGCGAGCACAGAGGCCTTAACAGTGCCACTACCAAGCCCGACGAAGGCAGCCCTAAAAGCCGGCGCCCCAGTGATTTTTCCAAAATCTATGCGCCTACTCACGCCCTCTGCTTATGAGTCTATCGAAATCATTTAATGCGCTTAGAAATCCTGACCCTTTGATAGACGCACTGCCTTATCTAAAGGGATTTTTTTATTCTTTATGGCAGAGCATCAATGCACACTCTTTTCAGAATGTCAAGTCATTTCATCTTACAATTGGCTGGATACGAGTGCCAAGTAGATCGCCGGACGTGCTGAAAAATCCACCGCCACCAGCGGAATTCAATATGAATGGCTGCCGATGGCACTCACAACACTAACGATTTTACTTGATTTTAGATGATCGGCGATTAAGGAGAATGAAGTAAAAAGACGCCTAAAAGACCCCCCGCATTCTTTTCCAGAATACTTACATGGGAGTCGAGACTGAAGACTCAAACTTTTGGCAACGTTTATCCTTATGCGAGGGCGATCAGATATTCGCCGGCCGTTGGCCTGGAGACTCCCCTAAAATAGGTGGGCACGATAGAAAGCCGTGCCCACCCTGGATCGTCATTTTTGCTAAAAAGCGTGGAGGAAAATCCCTTCCCACTCTCCGCTGCCTACTTCAAACTTTTGCCTTTAGTTTAGCTGACTAGGGGGATGCGATAAATAAATGGTTGAAATCGCGATAAATCGTTTTTCGAGGGTTTGACAATGGGGTAACAGGGTGTAAAAAATGGGGGGTCGTCAAAAATATTTTGACGGAAAAATGAAGTCGGTCAAAAATATTTTGACGAGAAATGGGGTTGAAATTGGGATACTCGATTGGGTGTTGATGAGATAAAAAAATGACCGCGTCGAGATGGTGATTAAAAATTATGGATTGCAAACCCTACAGGGATGATAACCGGAATTGAGTGCTTGTTCGCGTGAATTGAAAACTACTGTGCAGTTCGGGCAATCGAAATAGCGGCAAGATGATTTATGAAAGACATAGGTCCGTTTGTTTCCGTGATAGAGGTCCGGGCATGCGGCCGGCCAGGCGATCGCCGCGATCGCGGTGATGACAATGATGATTACGAGATATTTATGTAATTTTTTCATCTGACCAACTCCTTTAAATGTCAATTTAGAAAATCGCGGAGCGTCCAGAGGCCATCGGTGGACCCTTTAGCCCGGATTTTTACGATATATGGTCCGGAAGATTCCATTATATAGACCTGAGAACCGACCGGATATGAGATGCATTCGAAGTTGGAGAGCATTTTTTGAGCAGCTTCCCAGTCTTTTTGAATGATGATCTGGGCAAGGCGATTGAGACTATCCTGTGTTAAACAGGCAATACATTTTTCTTTCGTGAAATGAAGGTTTGGATTCTTCGATTTGACGGCAATCTGGGCCTCTTGAGTGGATGTTGATCCGAATGCGCAGGCAAGATCTGTGGATACCTCATAATTATCATACGGATAAAGCAAAAGCAGGCCGGGTATATCCGGCAATTCTTTTTCACTCTTATGTAATTTTTTCCGAACGTAATGAAGCGTCTTATCCCAGTCAACTGGCGCAAAAGGGTGCTTCGCTTCATATTCACACGCCAGAAGGTTTGCCTGTATGGCTTGATCGTCCATAGAGCCATCATTAGCCATAATGTTCCAGCCTTCGTGATAGGGACCATAACCAGCCGATGCTACTTCGCTTAGACCACAATCTTTGAGTTTTGGGCTGATCGTCATCGTGACCGAAACATAATCCGAGCCCGTTTTTTTTTGTAGATCGATCGCGGCCTGCATAGCCGTGTGGGCGCGCTGATCTTTGGTTAGAGCTTTAGGGGAATAAATCATCGCCGATGTTTCGTCCACTTCAAGTACCTGATAGGGCATGATTTGAAGTTTAATAGGTGTGGACGCTGATTGATCCGCCGTGGAGGGTAGATAAGTGGATATAACAATGGTTGCTATTAATAGCATCGTGAGCCAAATTTTAAATTTACTTTTTCCTTTGAGATTATCTGCCTGGTGGATAAACATGATGGCATCTCCTTTATATAGAGATTTAAATCATTCAAATTCCTTTCCTGCCCACCGGACTCGACCGAGGACGTAATTTTTGATGGTTTTGGCCGGATCGAGTTCGAATTCGAACGGGCGGTAGACCGCAACATTATCCGATATACAGATGAGTTTTTGCCTCCCGGCACATTCGCTTAAAGCCAGGCGTTTAATTGCCGACGATCCGTCGGGCATGTTCACCAGGTAGATCTGACCGATACGGATTTCGATTCTTTCCCGTTCGGCGGTATCGACCATGACGAGCTCGCCCGGATCGATCGTCGGGCTCATTGAATCTCCACGCACTCTCAATAATACCAGAAATTTCAGCCGATCTTCATTTTTTCCGAACAATTTTTGGACCCACCAGCGTTTAAATGGATAATAGTCTTTTATTTCTTCATAGAGGATCTCGCCTTCCGGGCCGGCTGCGATCCGCGACTCAAGCATGGGCAAGATGACATAGTCGTCCGGCGATAGACATCCTTCCGGATCTCCTGGCCGACCGATATTAGCGGCACTCCCACCGGTCGCCGATGAGCGTTTCTCACCTGTAATCAGCCAGTTCAAATCAATGTTTTCGTTGATAGCGAATTCCAAAATAAATGGGAGCAATGTCTCTCTTTTTTTTCTTGCAGCAAAATCCTGCTGAGATAAGCCGAATATTTTCGCCAGATCCTTATCGGTAATGATATCGCGAGCTTCTTTAACCCGAAAAAGAATCGCATCGTAATTAATTAAAATGTTGTTTTTATCCATTGACATGAACAACGACTTGGTTTATTCGTCTATGTGTAAACAGATTTTTGTGCGAAGAAGAGAGTAACACGGGGAAATGGTCGGCTGCAATGTCAAATTTGGGGGCGGACATTGGACGCAAAACCCAGGCAACTGACGATGTCAATGTCAAAAAAAGGGCTTTCGGATCTCAGGGCAGGCGCTTTGAGGGTGAAAGAAGCCGTTAACGAGGCGCTCAAGGCAGCCCTGGATAAATGCGGGATGAGCCGGGACGAAGTGGCTCGGGAACTCTCACGCCTGGTCGGAGAAGAGATTTCGGTGCACACGCTCAACAACTGGTGCGCGGAAGGAAAGAACAACCGGCGATTCCCGCTCGAATACGCCGGCGCCCTGGCCGTCATCACCGGCAGCCAGGAGGTGCTCGACGCGGCGCTTCGGAGCTCGGGATTCCGGGTGCTGGATATCGAGCAGCTCGTCTACTACGAGCTGGGCGTGATCGAAGCCGAAGAGCGGCGCCGGCGCAAGGCGAAAAAAGAAGTGATCGAAAGGATCGGACTATGAAGAAAAGTGAATCCAAACAAGTCACAGTTCCTTTGGCTCCCGGAGACCAGATCCGGATCTGGATGATCCAAAACCATTTGAAGCCGATGGACCTGGCGCGCGAGCTGGGCGTGAACCCTTCGTCCATTACGCACTTTCTGAATGGGAATATGAGTTCGGTCAGGCTGCGGGAATATTTCATTAAAAAAGGATGCCCCGAAGAGCTCCTGGGCGGGAACTGGATAGGGGAAGTGCAGCGGGAGAGGTACAGATGTCGGGTGTCGGGTATCGGGAATCGGAAAAGACGAAAGCGATGACGGGAGGACGGGGGAAGGACGGCGGGTGTTGGAGGGCGGAAGGGGCGAAGAGGGCGAAGGCAAAGAGGGGAAAAGGACATGGGGGCCTGAGGCCCCCATACCCCGCTAGATTGAGCGCGCACGTTCCGTGCGCACTCAAGGGGCCGGCCCTTCGGGCAGAATACTTGATGAGCGTTATCCGGACAGTTGGAGGGGGCTGAAACGATGACCGACGGATACAAGAGAATCAGCGCGGTGAAGACCACATTTGAAATCCTGGAATACCTTTCGGACCGGTCCGGTCCGGTATCGGCAAAAGAGATCGGAACAGCATTGAGAGTTCCCTACGGGACGGTGATGAGCCACGTGGCGACTCTTTGCGACGGCGGCTACATCATCCAGGCGGAGGATGGGGGCGTCCGGATCGGGACGCGCATGAGCATTTTCTGGCTGCGGCTAAAAGGCGGATCGGAGATGAGGAAAACCACAATCGAACAGGCCCTGGGACTGCTGGCGGGGATTTAGGAGAAAGAGATGTTCACGCTTGGATTTTGTTTGGGCGCTTTTCTTGGTTTTTTCCTCGCCATCGTATTTGTCGGCGGATCGCAAGTATCGGCCAGGAGAAAAGAATATTGGAACGAGTATCGAATGCGGAAGGGAGAGGCGCTTGAAAATGGAAATACTGGAGAATGAAGTGAAAGTTTCTCCCGCATGGAGGCCGGGGCATCAAGAAGGCGCCTGGGTGCGAGGGGAAGGCGCGGACCGCGCTTTCGTCGCGCACGGACCGATACCCAGTAAATATATCCTGACGATGCGGGGAAAAACCATCGGGATGAAGTTTGAATCCGCCGAAGAGGCCATGCGCAAGGCGGATGAAATTCTGGATGGGGGCGCCGTGATTGATATCAGCCCCTCACCCCGCCCTCTCCCTGAGGGAGAGGGGGAAGAGGAACAAAATAATAGATTGGAGGATATGGAAATGGAAAATCAACAGCCGGCCGAAGTGCAGGCAATAGACGAGGCGTACAAGCTGGGGAAGAGGCATGGGGACCAGACGGCGGCGATGTTTAAAGCTGCAAAACTGGGCAGCGAGGCGGTGGGTAAGATCAAGGCTGCCGAATTTAACATCAAGACAAATGAGCTGCTCAAATATGTCACCATTTACCAGATTAAGCAAAGCAAGGAATACAAGCAGGGAGGTATGACATGGGAGGCATTCTGCGCCGCTATCGGGGAGTCGCAGAGAACCGTCGATCGCATCCTCTCGGACTTGAGCCCCCTGTTAAAAGGAATTTCTGCTAATTTGGCAGAAAATTTAGGGATGCCTCTTAGCAAAATAAGATTTCTAGGGCAAATGATGTCGAAAGATTCTGCCACGGTGGCAGAAAATGCCCTCGTCATCGGCGATCAGAAAATCGAAATAACTCCCGAGAACAAAGACGATATCGAAGCGGCCATCGATCTGCTCCAAAGTGAGCACCAGATGGAGCGGGAGAAACATACCAAGGAATTGGAGCGCATCAAGAAACGGGCCGAGAACGCGGTTACCGAAGAGACCAAGAACCTGACGGTCGAACGGGACGCCCTGGTGAAGGAGCTGACGCGGCTAAAGGTATTCGATCCGGAGGAAAAGGACATTTCCTGGTCGGTCGAGCGGATGAAGGCGATCAAGGACGTATGCATGGAATTCGTGGTCCTTTGCAGCAAGTTCATCATGGATGAGCGCCTCCTCGACAACGAACATATTGTCCTGCGGGCGGAGATAATCAAATGGCAGGACATCTGTATGGAGTCGCTGCGCGATCTGCGACAGCGGTTCAATGAGACTTTCATAAGAGATTTCGGGGAATGAGACGGGTATCGGGTGTCGGGTATCGGATGGGGAGTGTCGGATGGGGAGTGTCGGATGGGGAGTGTCGGATGGCGGAGGGTAAGGATGTGGGTCAATTGTCCGAAATGCGGAAAGCCAAGGGAAATCGCAACTCAAACATTTCTGAATTGCAGGAAAAAAGTAAAGCCGTGCCTGCTGTGCGCCCGAGAGAAAGAAGAAGCGCCCGTGGAAGTATCCCTGCGATTGAACGGATGCACGCTTCATTCAACTCCAATTGAATCGAGATACGAAGAATATCTGAGCTGCGATCATGCGGACGTCTGCCTCGACAAAATAGCCAGGCTGGAATGGAACGGATGGGTAGCAGAGAGGAGAAATGCAGGATGAATGGAACGCTTCAATGCGGATGTGGAAGGATCGTTTACGGGGAGCCGTGCCCGAAGTGTGATGGAGAGGCGAGGGCTAAAAACCGGGTCCCGGCGCAATCGAATGATGGGGAAAAATCTAAGGCCGAAATTCTTCCTAAAGGGGCAGAGATAAAGAAGGCAGATGGACAGCGGTGCCGCAAGACCGGGCGAGTGGAAACGGTGAAGAAGCGGGCGCAGGCGGTCAGGAGGACATTTGCCGGCGTGACATACAGGAACGGGTTTTTTGGATAGGGGCCGCAAAAGAACATAGGACGCATAACAGATGCCTATCACCGAGTCGATAATAGCTCAGATACGCCAGGAACACCGGGAGGCTCCCAATGGGGCCAAGGCTACCGTTATCATTCGCTGGGCAGAGACACTCGGGGTTTGCTATCAGTCATTATATAGAACACTCGAGATCGGCCGCAAACGGAACGGAGAGCGCAAATTCTGCGGCATAGAAGACGCCGCCGGCGTGATCGCGCGGATAAAAAAGCGGCCGCCCAAAGAGGCCGGCGAGATCGCGACGGACCAGGCAGTCGAGCTGGCCCTTACAAACGGCGCGATATCCGAGGAGTTTGCCGGCGTATCCCTGGGCACGTGGAACCGCGTCATGCGCGATTGCGGCTTCCATAAAAAAAGCATACGCCGCCAGCGCTACCAGGCGGAATATCCGAATCAGCTCCATCACGTCGATGCAAGTTCCAGCCAGTTTTTCTACGTCCATCGCCAGGAAGGAGACGATTTTATCCTGCGGATGCACTCGGGTTCGGCGCTCGGATACAAAAACAAGCCCGTGCCCATACGCCTCCGGCCCTGGGTCTACGGGCTGACCGACGATTATTCCGGCTACCACGTCGCCAGATATGTCGCCGCCGCGGGCGAGTCTCTTGCCGATAACCTCCAGTTTCTCGCCTGGGCCTGGGGCGCCGAGGCGGCGCAGCCAGGGCGTCCGCTTGCAAATTCGCCGCGGACAGGCGAGCCGCTGCAGCCAGGTTGCCGACCCAACCTTGCAAATTCGCCAGGCGCGGGCGATCTGTCAGGACCGAAAAAGGAATTTTTCGGGATCCCCGACCGGATCAAAGCGGACCAGGGGCCGCTCATGAAAGGCGAAGCGTCCAAGGAATGGCTCGAACGTTTGGGGATCGAGCTGGACGGAAGCGTCCCCTATGCGAAAGAAGCGCACGGAAAAATCGAACGGCCGTGGCGGACCCTATGGCGGAGGTTCGAGCAGACTTTTTTTGTCGAGTCCGACTGGAAGCGCTTTGAAATCAGTCTCTACGAATTAAACCGCAGGTTCCAAATCTATCAGAACACCTGGTACAACGTGCAGCCTCATCGATACGAAACCGAAATCACGCGCCTCGATGCCTGGCGCAGAATAAACCTTCGCGGCGGCGCCGTCGCCATGCCCGAAAACGCCATAGCAACGGCGGCCAGGCGCTGCGAGCGGACGGTAAACGTCGACGGCACATTCTCCCTGGACGGAACGATCTACGAGGTCAAGGGGCTGCACGATGCCAGGGTGCGGGTCTACGAGGGCATATTCGAGGACCGCCTGGTGGTCGAAGATATCGTTACGGGAGAAAAATACGAAACGAAATTGTTCGCGCCCGCGAAACTCGATGACTACCGGCGCGAAAAGGATACGCCTCATCAGAAGGCGCTCAAGGAAGCGGAAGATCTCCAATTGAGGAACACTTTGTATGGCGGGATGAATGAAGATGAGGGCAAGTCTTCCTCCGACCTCCGCCATCCGATACCCGATACCCGTAAGGTTATGCGCCTGCCGACGCGGATCCGGGAACGGAGGACGATGGAGAACCCGCTGCGGGCCGATGCTTACGGATCGATCGAAGCGGCAATGAGAGAGTTTCTGGATATTTGCCCGGTGCGCATGAACGAATCGGACCGGGAGCAGGTGAGGGATTTGATCGTGGAAAACGGGCTGAGCAAGAGTTTTGTGAGGGAACTGGCGATGGAAGTGCAGGGGGAAACGGCAAGGGCATGAATCACCGCAGAGGCGCGGAGAGCGCAGAGAGCGCGGAGAAGAAGATTAGAAGCGCAGGGGTCTGAGACCCCTGCACCCCGCTGGATTCGGCAGCGCGCGATGCGCGCAGCCGAGACGCTTGCCGCCGCCGAAGGCAGCGGCATATTGGCCGGCGATCCCATCGCCCGAAGCGCGTAAATGCAAGTCAATTCAAAAGGAGAAGGAAATGAAAAAGATCGTCATGAGCATTCTTATTGTTTTTTCGTTCGCGACTATCGGCCTGTGTGGAGAGGAATATACGAGGCTGGAGCCTTTTTACACTCATCCCGAGATCAAGATGGATACCATCATAGGGGATTACGGCTACCCTGACGCATCTGTCTTTGCAGTCATGCCGCCCTATGTAATCAGGTGGACCGACAAGGAAAACAAGGCCGTCTGCTATGGCGTGATTCCTACTCAAGCGCACGTCATTCAATCGATATCCTGTATCCCGATGCAATGAGGCCGGCGAAGCGCGGGATTGCGCCTCTGCGCTCTCTGCGGCGATCCCGCGCTTCTCGGAACTTTAGAGGAGGATTTTTAGATGAGCAACAAACTTGAAATACTTTCGCTTTTTGGTTTCAGGAGGGACCCGTTTGCAGGCCATGAGGCCGTTTCGGCGGATGGGACCAGGATCAAAAACCTGCTTTCGATGGCGATATCGGCTCATGCGCAGATATCGATCGTCGGGGAGCGCGGAATCGGCAAGACCCGGGCCGTGAACGCCTGCCTCAAAGAACTCAAAATAAAGGCGGTCCGGATCCTTACGCCGGACAAGACCAGGGTGACGGCCAACGACATCCAGGAGGCCATGCTCGTCGAACTGGCGCCCGGAGAGCGGATCAGGCAGGACCGCGAGATCCGCGTACGGCAGCTCCGGAGGATACTGGGCGCAGCGTCCAGGGAGGAAGAGGTGGTCGTCATAATCGACGAGGCCCACCGGCTGCACGGGAATACCTTGAGGAGCCTGAAGAATTTGAGGGAGCTCGATTGGATGGGGCAGACTCATCTTTTTACCGTCGTCCTGATCGGCCAGAGCGATTCCACCCAAAAAATCGGGTTATCGGAAGTGAGGCTGCGGACTGAGACCGTCATTATGCACGGCCTGACCGAGAGGGAAATAATCGAATACGTCCGGGCTACGGTGGGAAGCGTATTCAGCGACGAAGCAATATCGGTCGTTGCATGTGTGAAAGAGTCCAGGAACTATCTGGACCTTCAGGAAAAACTGATCGGCTGCATGGCAAACGCTCTTGGAAGAGGGGCCGAAAAAGTAGAGATCAAGGATGTATCGCCGGCCGCCAGGCCGGAAAGCATTCCCGAAACGGGCCGGGGGCCGACTCAAAATGCTCTGAAATCGGTTCTGGGCCGCAGGCAGGGCAAGCAGGGACTGCGGGCAGTAGAGGAGACGGCATGAACAGCGGAAAAATCGAAGAAAAACTCAAAGCCCTGGTCAGATCGTCCACCAAATATCCCAGGCCCAAGCGGCTCGATGCGGCCTTCGAACTGCTGACCGAGGATTTTCGAGACGATCCGGAAATGATCCGGGCCATAGTGACTTGCCTCTATTGGGCAGGCTGGGACCAGGGCAGGAAGGATGCTAACAGATGTCGGATGTCGGATGTCGGAGATCGGACAAGGGAATCGGCTCTGATGTACCGATATGGGGCGGCCAGGCTGCGCGGAGTACTCCGGCGAGATTGTCCGTGGGATGGCAGCGAGTGCGAAGATCCGTTTAATGGGGAACTGCCTTTTTGATGATAAGCGGCGGGGGGGGGAACGGGGAAATGTCATTGAGCGCAGAAGAGGGGGCGAAGGCTTTATATAAGCTGGTCTATGGAGAAGATCCGGATGCGCTGAAGCGTAAAAGGACCGGGCGAGAGGCGAGGGAGAAGAATGAGCCGCTGCCATATCGGTATCCGTTGATCGGGGTGAAAAGCGTCGAGGAAATAAAGGCGGAACTGGGGATAAAGGATGATGGCGGAGAAGAGAGCAGGGAAAAATGCGAAGGCGAAGAGCGCAGGGATCTGTGCCCCCTGCACCCCCGAGTCCCGCGAGGCGCGGGATCGGCAGCGCACGAAACTTGCGCGGCCGAGAGGCCGGCGAAGCGCGAAAAAGACAAATGGGGCAAGCCGATCAAGGAATGCGCAGTGATTGTTCCTTCCTCCGAGATCCCTTCTCCGGTACCCGATATTCATCCTGCGAAACCGGATAGCCGGCAGTTGATACCCATCACTTGCCCCTGTGGGATCGTTTTTAAATTGCCTCGCTGGAGGGCTAAGGGCCAGAAATATCATTCATGGGAATGTTACGCGAAATACAGGCTAGAGAACCCCAAGAAATCGGTTTTTAGCGAGGAAATAGATGCGCAGATCGAGAAGACCTACCGGGAGCTGACTGGAATGAGAGGGCCGGTGAACGCGAGGCCCATTCGCGAGCTTTCAGAAAAACTGGGGATGCCGCGATGGAAAATATATAAGCGCGCGCTCGCCCTGGGATGCCTCGTAAAGTCAAAAAAAGAGCCAAACTGGACCGAACCCGAGCAAAAGTTCCTGGAGGCGAACGCGGGAGCTTCTCTTGCCGTAATTCAAAAACGGCTGGTCTCCGCCGGGTTCGGCCATCGCTCTGAAAACGGCATAAAGATCAGGATCACGAGAACTATCGGCCGAAAGCCCAGGGACGGTTATACAGCCCGTTCGCTCGCGGAATTCATGGGGATCGATGCGCATAGCATAACCAACTGGGTCGCACGCGGATTTATCAGGGCGGAAAAGCGGGGGACGAAGCGGACCGAACGAAACGGCGGCGACCAATACATGATCGAGGAAAAAGACGTTCGGGAATTCGTGATCGCCAACGTCGAAATGCTTGATTTCAGAAAGATAAATAAATTCTGGCTGGTGGATTTGCTGACGGGTGTCGGAGAATGGATATCAGATGTCAGCTGTCGGAAGTCGGAGAAAGCTTCGGAGGCTTCGTCTGATATCCGTCATCTGACCTCCGTCACGGGGGGGGCGTTTGCCGGAAGCGAAAAGTGAAATGCAGAAAGTGCGGCCAGAAGCGACCTAATGCGGGCAGGGGATTATGTGGCCCTTGTTACCGCGAGGTTCGGAAAATAGAAAAAGAGGCAAAGGATGCGTAGGAAAGCGGTGAGAAATCAGAATGATTTGCAGCTCCACAGACTCGCCGTAAATCCGATGCTCGCCTTCGGGGCTTGCGCGGAGGCGGGGAGGATATGCGACGAATGCCGGCATTTTCTCTATTGGTGCAACCTGCGCGGAAAGAAGATGCACGACCGCAATTGGCCGGCATGTTCCAAGTTTAAAGGCTGGAAGGATTGGTACAGGGAGCAGGGAATGAAAGCGGTCATAACGATAGAGTGAAATAGATCTTATGGAGCGGGCTATGTCTAAAATTGATGGAATCTTTTGTACTTATGAAGTCAAACGATTGGTTACGAGCGATCAGGTGGGCAAATGGTGCCGCCTGCCCTATTCCGGCCACAAAAGCGGCTGCCCGATGTACGGGCGGCCTCGATGCCCTCCTGGAGCGGGAAGCATCTTCGATCTCCTGGACGGGAAGGACCCGATTTACCTGGTCTATGCGGATTTCGATCTGGATCGGCGGGCGGCTTTGATGAAACTGAGATTTCCGGAATGGTCGGAAAGACAATGCCGAAACGTCCGGCACTGGCAGGAAATCGTGCGCGCGCAGCTCAGGCGGAATGTCAGGGCGGCAATGGAAAAGTTGGGCTGCAATGAGGTGACTTTTTGCCCCGAGGGCCTCGGGGTGAACGTGTTCGCGACGGCGGCGATCTTAGGATTGAAGCTCGAAAAGATCCGGCGATTGCATATCGATCATCATATCGCGCTGATCGGGATGAAGCGGGAGGGACAGTAATGGATCTTGAAAAGTGCCCTTTTTGCGGAACGGCGGATCAAATCGAAGTAGACGATATCACGACGCAGGCCTCCGCCGTGTGCTGTAACAATTGCGGAGCGATCGGACCGCACGCCCTCACGAAAGAGGATGCCGCGCGGTGCTGGAATTCCAGGAATTTATGAAACTGGTCTGTCCCGGGTGCGGGGGAACGTACAGCCTGGAAGGATGGGAAAACGATGCTGCCGTCCGGCAATTCAATGCCGTCATGTCGGCATTGCCCCATCAGGTCCAGCAGTACGCGGCAAAATATTTGGGGCTTTTCAGAGTCGGGACGCGCGGGCTTTCATGGAAACGGGCGCTACGAATCCTCCAGGAGCTAAAAGAACTGACTTCTTCAGGGACAGTGCATTGGGAGGGTGGAGAGACTCGTCCGGCGCCGGCGGACCTGTGGGCCGAAGTGATGCTGGAGATGTGCGAAAAAGGTAAACGGGAAATCGACAGCCATAACTACCTGCGGAAAGTCGTATGGACCAGGGCGAAAGACCTGGCGGTAAGGGCCGAAAGATCACAGAAAACCGGGTACCGGATCATGGAAAGCGAAAGCCTTCCTTCAGGGCAAAAGAGAAATTGCTTTACCTGCGGCCATTTCCGACCGCCCAAGGGCTGTTCGGAAGGCCAAGAGCCGGCATCGGGAAACGCAATGCTTGGATGCAGGAAGGCGTGGGTGGAAAAGACAAGAACAATCGGAGAGCTGGCCGGCGCGATCGCGGGGGCGATTAAGAGTGAAGAAGAATAAAAATGAAGAGCGCAGGGGTCTGCGCCCTCATGAAAGATCGGGCGCCAAACTATAAGCGTTTAGGCACGTTCTCACGTTAAGCGCGAACCCGAACGAAGTGAGGGTTTCCCCTGCACCCCCGGGATTTGGCCGCGCACGTACCGTGCGCAGCCAAGGGGTCGGCGAAGCGCAATGAGAGATGGAGGTGGTGGCGTGAAGAGAAAAGTGACCTGGAAAAAGGGAGGGGCTTATAAGTTCGCCGGCTTTGCAACCGTAGCGGAAACGGGCCAGAAAATGTTGCTTTATTATGACGGCAAGAATGGATTGCTGGCCACTGCATTCAAAGAAAGCGATGAGTTCTCCCAAGCAGGGATGCGCAAAGATCATATGTTCGATTTTACTTATAGATAGGCTCGTCAGGAGGGCATCCGGATCCGAAGGAACCTGGCGGATATCGAGTTCCAGGCCGCAGCGGCAAAGGGAAGGATTCCCTGGATCCAGATCTACTGACGGGTATCGGGTATCGGGTATCGGGTGTCGGAAGGCGGAGAAGAACATAGTCGTTTTTTCAGATATCCGACATCTGACATCCGACATCCGTAATGGAGGAGATGACATGGACATCGGGTCTCTCAGGAATGCGCAACTGGCGCTTGAAAAGAAAACGCTCGAAGATGACGAACGCCTCATCCTCGCGGCCCTCATCAAAGCCGGCTACGACGATGAAGGGAGGCCTCGAGGCTATGACGGGCGCCTCTCGGCTGACGATCTCGCGAAAGTCATTTATGTGATTTTGTGGAAATTCGAATCGCCCAACTGGAATGAAGAGCGCCGCCGGATCGATACGTGCAAACGACGGGTGCGCAAGGCCGTAAACGCTTTAATCATCCGGCATAACATATCGATCATGTGCCAGGCGGGAAGCGGAGGCGGCTACTATCTTCCGGCCAACAAAGCAGAAGTCGAGCGCAATCACCTGGCGTTCCACCGCCGGGCGATGACCGGCCTGGTCAAAGACACTCGAGGGACCAAAGCCGCTTACGCGGATGCCGTCGTGCAACTCACACTCGGTTTTGAGGGCGAGGCAAAAGCTTACCGGGACCTGGCCGGCCTTCCGGATAGCGACGACGATGGACCGCCCGCCTGGGTCGAAGTCGTGACGCAGCTCCTGCAGCAGGTCAAAGGAGATCCGGCGAAATATGCGGCGGAGATCAAACGGATCCAGGATGAGTTCGGGGATATCTTCGTGAGGCGCGATCAGTTGGCGAAGATCAGGCAGCTTTCGGGGGAACTGAACAAAGTGCTGGAAGGACTGCAAGCGTGAATCCATCGCAGAGACGCGGGGAACGCTGAGGAAAGGCCAAGAGCGCAGGGGCGTGACGCCCCTGCACCCCGCAGGATTCGGCCGCGTGCAGTGCACGCAGCCGAGAGGCTGGCGAAACGCATAGAGATTTTCTCTGCGTGCTCTGCGCCTCTGCGGTGAACGTCTTTCAGGGAGGGGAAGATGATAAAGCTTACGCCGGAGGGATTGCAGTTGATACTCGATTTCGAAGTGGGGGGCGGCCAGAAATATTACGATAAGTTCTGCCGAAAGCCCACCGTGCCGGGCGGCAAGGACACCACGAGCGGCATAACGATCGGGATCGGCTTTGATATTGCCCAGCATTCCCACCAGGAGCTGCTCGACAACTGGGGGCCGTATCTTCCGGACCATGCAGTTTCGAAGCTGCTCAGTGTAAATGACCTCAAGGGCGATTCGGCCAAAAAAATGCTCCCGCAAATGCAGGATATAATCGTGCCCTGGGAAGCGGCGCTCGAACAGTTCCAAACGTTTACGGTCCTCAAATGCTGGAGCATGACGCAAACGGCCTTCCCCGAAGTGGAAGAGGGGCCTCAATGCGTCCAGGAGTCTCTTCTGGACCTGGTATTCAATCGAGGCGGATCGGTCGATGGTCCGAAAAGATTCGAGATGCGCACGATCCGCAGCCTGGTCGCCTCTAAAAAATGGGATTCGATCCCCGAAGAGCTGCGTGAGATGAAACGGCTGTGGCCGGATACCAAGCAGCTCTGCGATAGGAGAGAGGCCGAGGCGAAGCATATCGAGGCGGGATTGAATGGTGGGAGCGAAGGCGAGAATAAAGGCAAAGGATAAGGGCGAAGGCGAAAAGCGCGGGGACCTTGCCCCCGCTCCCCCAAGGATTCGGTATCGCGCGTGCCGCGCGATACCGAGGGGGCGGCGAAGCGCATGGAGGGACAGTAATGGCAGTGCATAACATCAATATCAGTTCTTTTTTCATGAGGAGGATGCATGGCTGGGGCCCCAACGGAAAGTTCTGCGCAGATTGCATTTCCATGCAGAAGGACGACATCGATATCGGCGACGGATATTGCCGGCATCCAAAAGCATCAAAAAAATTTGTGGTTTACGGGGAATTCAAGGCCTGTGGACTGTTCAAGAGCCAATGGCAATACGAGCGGGAATTGTTAGAGGCCCAGGGGCAGCGGAGAATTCCTTTCAGAATCAGAGAGAAGATAAAAAATGCATATGATTTGCCTCCCGGCGCGGAAATGGCGGACCAGGACTGGACAACACCGGGATTTTGGCTCAGGACGGTGCATTAGTGGAGGCGCAGAGAGCGCGGAGGAGAGCGTAATCATGAAAAATAGGGTTGCCTTTACCATCATTATCGTGCTGTGGATTTTGTCCGGGGTGGCGTGGTCCAATCAAAAGGAGCGCTATGAGCGTCAAGCAGCGGCGTTGATCGCGGAGAAAACGACCGTCGAGGAGCAGCTCTACAAGATCTATGGGCTGACACTCGAATGCGTGGATCAGCGTGACAAAGCTCGCGAATGCTGCGAGCAGAACAGGGATCAATCAATATTTAAATCTCTTTCTGCGGCCTCTGCGTCCTCTGCTCCTCTGCGGTGATCCCGCGCAGCGCGGGATTAGAAGGGAAATGCTATGAGAGCAAACAACAATAATAAGCTGCAAAATTATCCGGACCTCATCACCAAGGGGCAGATTCAGCTTATCAAGATCGCGCAGAAGGAACTCGGGATCGAGGATGACGATTATCGGGATATGCTCATGAAAAACTTTCGCGCGTCGAGCTGCACGCAGCTCACCAAAGCCCAGGCTACAAAGCTCATCGAACGCTTCGGCGAACTTGGTTTTGAAACGCGGGGCGGAAGTTCGAGCAGCGCGAAGCGCGGGAGCAAGCGGCGCGAATGGGCGGTTGTCCCGAGGCGGTCAGTAGGAAGAGAGCAGGGGAAAATAGTGCAGCTCGCGAGCATCGAGGAGTTGAGGAAAATAGAGGCCCTGGCCGCTCTGATCGACTGGGACTACAAAGACGGCCTGGCGCGGTGGATGGAAAAGAGGATGGGCGTGTCTCGAGTCAAGACGGCCCGCGAAGCGTGGCTGGTTATAGAGGGGCTCAAGAAAATGTTTGCCAATAAGATGAAGCAAAAGTTCGGGAAGGATTGGTGGGATATGGAGTTCGACGATCCGGGGACGATGCGGTTCATCGAGGAGCATAGGCCGAAGGGATAGGGATGAAGGGCGAATAGTGAAAGGCGAAAGGCGCAGGGGGAAGTTCCCCCTGCACCCGCCAGGATTCGGCAGCGTGCGGCGCACGCAGCCGAGAGGTCGGCGAAGCGCGAGAAAAGATCTGGTAATCGGGATTTAGGAATGCTTTTGGGAGGGAGCATTCATATGGCGATAGAACTGGAGAAAGTCAGATGTAAAAAGTGTAGACGCCTTATATGCCGCGCAGTATATGAAATTATTGAAGTCGTATGCCCTAAATGCGGACGGAAACAGACTATTTTAAGCGAGCATATGAGTGCAGCGGATGCTCAAATGGCGTTGCCGATGCGCGATAATTTCCTGGAATGAATCAGAGGAAAGGAGAATCGATGTTCATAATTACTTTTGCACATAATCCTATCGTGATCAAGAAAGGGCAGGAACTCAGGATTAGAATTTTAAGCAAAGTATCTTCGGACGCGGTCGCCGAAATAACAGTAATAGGAGGAACCGGTCCGGTTGAAATTTGCCAGGGTGATAAAATCGTGACTGAGGTCTATGATACTTTGGAGGAAATCGAAGGTCTCGAAGAAAATAATCATTGACAGTGGAATACCTTTTGATATTGTACGGCAAAATTTAGAGCGACTAGATCGCCATATCGGCCCGCGATGATAAGACAACGCGGGCGCCCTTAGAGGCACCAGATGCCCGGTTTCCATGCAGAAATGCGTGGGGCCGGGCTTTTTTTGTTTTTGGGGCGCGTTCGGCGGTCAGGCCAGGAAGTAAACAACAGACAGTGAAGAGGAGAAAGAGATGAAAAACGTTATCACAATCGTGTTTGTCGGCATTGGATTATTTCTGGGCGCACTGCTGCTCGGAGTTGTCATGGCCAAATTCGGATTAGGGCTGCCCTGGCTCCTTGTATGCGCTGTGCTCTACGCGTTTTTTGGATACCTGGTGATCTGCCGCTTTCAAAAGAAACTCTCCTTCCGCCGGCTCTCCTTCCGCCGGCTCGCAGTGGTCCTCTTGATTCCTCTTTTTCTCGCCTGTTCGGGATGCGCGGGGCTGGGCGTATGGTCTTCGACTGCGCAGGCTGACATCACTGCGTTTGTCGCCTGGGCGAATCAATATATCGGCGGCGTGCTCCAGGCGGCTCCCGCTGTGATCGCAGAAGCCGGGCAGCTCCTGGGAGCCAACAGTAAGGTAGTAACGGACGCCAATGCTGCAGTCGGTGCGGCGGGAACGGCCCTGACGGCCCTTAATACCGCGGCACAGTCGGCACAGAGCACCAATACGGAACAATCGAACGTGCAGGCGGCCATACAGGCCGTAAACACGACGGTTGGCGCAGTGCAGGCAGCGGTTGCGCAGGCCAAGGCAGCCCCTGCTCCGACGACGGCTCCCGTTGTCACGCCGGCGAAGTGAGGATGGCATAAGCGATTTTCCGCGCAGAAACCATATCGACAAAATGTCAACCATGAAGGGAGCGATAATCAATGATCGATATTCCCGGATCTCCAACAGCGCCGCTGGTCATGACCGATGAGCATAAGAAGCAGGCGGCTGCGCTCATCCAGAGCGTAAAGGATGCCAACCCCGGCCATCCTTTCTTCGAGCACATCGAGGCGGCTACTAAAAGCGTAGGGCGGGACGCAGTGGATACGCTCGACGGCATAATCATGCTTCCGCTGATAGCATTGCTGCTTATCGGCGGGCGGTCAAATGCGTTCATGTGAGGAAGCATAACCGATGAGCGGCCGGCATTGCAAACAATGCAAAGATGGACCCTGCGAGCACTACCTGGGCAACATTTCCGATCCCGGCTGCGAGCTGGCGGACGGCATAGCCACGATTACGAATAATGTGTGCGATCGCTATGTATTCGGAGGCAACCCCTACAACCCAATCCTGCATCCCGAGAAATGGGCCGAATGGGAACTGCTGGAAAAGGGTAGAAGGATCGGTGACGAATGAGAGCCGTTCGAGCGAGAATAATTCGAAAACTGGCGCATGAGATATATGCTCCTTCCGTTCACGGGCGTGACGGCTTCAAACGCCTCTGCCGCAGCTTGAAAAGAAACTGGGTCAAAGGCCTTGGGGTTGCGCTTGTTGTTTCGTTTCTGGCAGGATGCGCAACGCAGGCGATCGGACCTATACAGGTGCCGGTGGCCGGACAGATCAAGACTTATGTAACCGGCAAGATTCCCATAGGGGTGCTGGGCGATGAGCTGACCATCGTCGATCGGTACGATGAGAAGGGAAATCTCATCCATGCTTCCGAGACTTCCACGACCGGCACCGTTCATGACGCATTGAAGGCAGCAGCGGGGTCCAGCGGCACGGCGGCGCTCGTTACGCCGGTGATTACGCCGATAGTGAACGACCTGCAGGGGAAATGAGCGGGAAGGGGCGGCAGCAAGGAACAGAACAAATGGCGACGTGCCCGGTATTCAAAGTAAACAAAAAACACTTTTTTGATAACCCGCCTCCTCCGCCCTATACCCAGTGGTCAAAGGGCGCTGTCAACGAATATGGAAAAACCCTGGCGGATAAGGCGGGATTCGTGCCGGGAGTGCCGGTCCATTGGGCTTATAGCCCAAACACTGGGGACGTGGTGTTCTGGCAAGACGTGGAAGTTGCGGAATTTCAGTATTCGTTAAACTAAAAGTGGGTGATGACGCATATCCGGATGAATGAGGGTCCGCTTTGCGGAAGCGATGAAGATCAACCGGATCTAACAGACATGGTGGAGGCCTCCGACTGCAAGAATTGCCGGAAGGCCTGGGAGCGGATAAAGCGAGAGAAAAACTTCCTTTTGGTAAATTTGAGGAGCGCCAGATGAGCATAAAACCGAAAGTCAAATTCCTTTTTGCTACAGTGTGGCTCGCCGCGATTATCTTCGCAGCGGCCCTTCCCGCTCTGGCCGATCCGTTCCTCGTGACCAACCCCGATCCAGGGGCCGGCTATTTCAACGTCATTTCCGGAAACGCCGTATGCACCGGCAGCGGGGCCCCAGTCGCCGGCTGCACGGGAGTAGGAACCGGAACCCTTATGGCTCTTCCATCTTCCCTTACAACTACGAATCTCGCTCCGGATCCCACCGGGACATACGGCCTGAAACTGGACCTGGCGACACTTCCGGCAGTTACAAGCACGGTAACCTATACGGTTGCCAGCGTAGCTTGCGTCGCCACAACGGCAACAGTGATGGGAGGTTGCGCAGCGCCCTCCCCTTTTTCTCAATTTCAACAAGTACCTCTTCCAGCTCCAGCAGCGGGACTCAAACTGGCACCGTGACAAGGACCTGGAAGATCGCGCCTATTAAGAAGACCGGAAAATAGGCCGAAAACAATCGGCCTGAAAGCGAGAGCAACATGGGAGTTATCAAGCAATTGATCGAACTGGTCTATTACTACCGCGAGGATACCGTTCACGGCAAGCCCTACTGGAAAGACCCGGCGGTCATCGGCCTGGTGGTGGCGCTGCTGTCGACTGAGCTGGCCAAATTCGCCGGGATCCGGATCGACGCGGACCTGCAGCTCAAGATCGTCGGAAGCCTTACCGGGATCGGGGCGCTCTTCTCGCCCCATACGGGCGTTAAAAAGCTGAGCGGCGGGGATGGGGACCAGATCGGGCTGGGAGCGGTGGGGAAGGCCAAAGTAGATTCGGGGATCGATTTAACGCATTTTAGTCCGTGAAAGAGAAAAGCGAAAGGCGAAAGGCGCAGGGCGAAGCTCGCCCTGCACCCGCCAGGATTCGGCAGCGTGCGGCGCACGCAGCCTGGAGCGCTGCCGCCGAAACGGCGGCATGGAAATGGGAGAGGGGAAAAGGGATGGCACAGGGTACGGTCAAGTGGTTCAACGAGACAAAAGGCTATGGGTTTATCAGCGCCGATCAGGGCGGTAAGGATTATTTCGTTCACTACAGCGATATAGAGGCCAAGGGATTCAGGAGCCTCAATGAGGGAGATAAGGTCGAATTCGAGATTAAAGACGGAATGAAAGGGCCTCAAGCGGCCCGCGTCAGGAAAATATAGCCAGGGCAGACTCGGAGACCAAGCGGGGGATCCGGGTCCGGTGGCCGGCGGCGGGCTGAGGGGACTGCCGCCGGCAATCCCGGACGGGGAGGATGGATGATATCGGAGTTCGGCCTGATAAAGAGCCTGGCGGACCTGGGATGCACGGTCGTCGTGTGCGCCTTCATAGCAATCATCTTCTATAAACTGGCAATGAAATTCGGGCCTGCATTCATCGCGGCGCAGGAAAAAATAGCCGATTCGATGGCCCAGCAGGCTCAAAGCATGAGCGGAGTCAATGCCGCCATACAAAATTACATCCAGAAAGACAACAGCGAACACCGTGAAATACTTCTGGGGCTCCAGGTGGTTGGCGAACACCTCAAATGGTTGACCGAGGAATTCCGGGCAGCGCGAAAGGCGAAGGAGGAAAACAATGGTCGTTGATGAGGCTGCAAACGCGCGTCACAACATGGTCAGGCGGCATATCCTGACAATCGCCGCGAAATCCTATCCGAGGCCGATAGATTTCGAGTTGCTGCGCGCCACAATGGGGACCCTCGGCTACCCGATGACGGCCTCGGCGCTCGAATTCTACCTGGCTTACCTGGTCGAAAGAAACTGCCTTACCGTCGAGCGCAAAGAGACTTTCAACATAACCATGATCACTATCACCGCGCACGGCATAGACGCAATGGACGGGCGGGTGAAGGATTGCGGAATAGAATGCTGAAGCGAAGCAAAAGATCAGAAACGCGGGGAGCTGAGCCCCCCGCACCCCCGCAGGATTCGGCCGCGTGCGGTGCACGCAGCCGATAGGCTGGCGAAGCGCGAAGGACTAATGCGTGGGCGAGAAACAGAAGGCCAGAGAGCTGGCATATGAGACCTGGCGGGAATGCGGGCAGAATTTTTCCGAAGCCGAGCGGAAGCTCCGGCAGCCGGAGATCGGCCTTCCCGTGAGCAGGCAAACTTTGATGGCATGGGCCGAAAAATACGACTGGAAAGGCCGGGCCGCCAGGGCCGAAAGCGAGAAAGAATCCCGCGAGGCGCGGGAAAGCGCAGCGCGCGATGAAGACGCGCTGGTTGGGGCATTGGCCAGGCAGAAGGAGCGATACGAGAAGTACTTCGATACGCTCGATCCCTCCAAAGTGGACAACCAGGCGTGCTACGCCTTCTGCGGCCTGGTCAAGACTATGATCCAGGTTCGGCGCGGCCTAACCTTCATCCCGCGCGGCGCGGGCGAGATGGGGCAAGAAACGGGGGCCGGCCAAGCCGAAGCCGAAAGCGAGCTGCCCCTGGCGCGGGTGATAAGCGGAGAAGCGGACCGGATTTCGGCAATCGAAGAAATAGTGGACGTTCTGCTGGGCAGGGTCCTGGCGGACCCCGAAAAGGTGAACGCGGGGACATTTAGAGAGATTCGGGCGGCCCTTGCGATGGTCGAGCAGCTCAAAGCCAGGCACGAAACGGAAGCCCCGGAACAATTCGAAGATAAAATCCCCCTCGATCCCCCTTTAGAAAAGGGGGAAGAAACAGAAGCCCCCTCGGCGGTAATGATTACCGGGCCGGAGGATGCCAAGGCAGCCCTTTGGGAAATATTTTCGCGAATGCTAAACGCCATGCTCGCACACCCGGAAAAGATAAAAGTGGCCGAAATCGAGCGGGTAGAGGGCTACCTGGAAAAAATGATGAGAGATCACCCTCGCTTTGGCTCTCTGCCTGAGGAACAGGGCATCGGCGCTTATCCTGGCCCTCTACCCGAGGGAGAGGGGAAAGCGGAGGACCGAGGAGAGACGGCGGATTGCGAGGATGCCGAGGCTGCAGCCGTTCTGGTCGACGTCGGATTGTGGACCGAAGAGCAGGCCATCGAGGCCCTCCAGGAGTTTGTTCGAAGGCAGTTGAGCGCCATGCGCAAAGAACCGGGAGCGGCGAAAGCGGGCCAGGTAAAGGCTGTCAAGGATGCTATGGAGCTTATCGACGAACTCAAGCTGAAAACAGAGGAAGGAAAACGGAAGGCCCTCGAAGGACAAAAAAAGAAGGGGCTGCCCGGAGAAGTGGCTGAAGAATTCCGGGCGAAACTGCTTAGAGGAGAGCGCGAATGATCGACGCCTCCCCTGCCCTCCTTTTGCCCTACCAAAACCGATGGAACGAGGACCGGTCGCCGGTCAAATTCATCGAAAAATCCCGCCGGATCGGTATTTCCTACTGCGATGCCGCTGAATCGTGCCTCCTCGCCGCATCCGACAAAATGAACACCTATTACATATCCTACGATAAGGACATGACCGAAACCTACATCAGCGATACCGCCGCCTGGGCAAAAAAATTCCAGGCGGTCGCATCGGCAATCGAGCAGGGCACGATCATCGAGGACGATAAAGAAATCCACATCTTCCGTATAAGATTCGCTTCAAACAGGCATGTAACCGCACTCACGAGTAAACCTCGAAACCTTCGCAGCAAGCAGGGGCGGGTCGTATGGGACGAAGCGGCTTTTTCCGACGACCCCGAAGAGATGATGAAAGCAGCGGTCGCTTTCATCATGTGGGGCGGTCAGGTCGAGGTAATATCGACTCATAACGGTGAAGACAACGCGTTCAACCAGAATATCCAGGACATCCGGGCCGGCCGTAAAAAATATTCCCTCCATAGAGTGACGCTCGACGATGCCCTGGCCGAAGGCCTCTATCAGCGCATATGCCTGGTCAAAAACGAAATCTGGACGCCCAAAAAGGAAGAAATCTGGCGAAAGGAGCTGATCGATTTTTACGGCGATGATGCCGATGAGGAACTGTTCTGCATCCCCAGCAAAGGGACCGGCCAGTATCTGACGCGCGCCCAGATAGAAGCCTGCATGCGCGACGGCATCCCGGTCGTTCGCTATAGCCCGCCATCTGCAAACTTTGTCGATTGGGACGAGGCGCAGCGTGTCAAGGAAATCCAGGACTGGTGCGAGGAGGTACTATCGGAGCACGTCTCCGCACTGCGGCCTGAACTGCGGAGCTTCGTCGGCGAGGATTTCGGCCGGACGGGAGATCTTTCAGTCATCTGGCCGCTCCAGGAAATGCCCAACCTGGTGCTTACGACTCCCTTTCTGCTCGAACTGAGAAACGTGCCGTTTGAATGCCAGAAACAAATATTTTTCTATATATGCGACCGGCTGCCCCGGTTCAGCGGGGGCGCCCTGGACGCCCGCGGGAACGGCCAGTACCTGGCCGAAGTGGCGCGCCAGCGATACGGGCCGGAACGCATCATCGAAGTCATGCTCTCCGAGGTCTGGTACCGCGAGAATATGCCCCGCTTCAAAGACCGCATAGAGAGCAAGGAGATCATTATCCCCAAAGACAGCAAGGTCCTGGACGATTTGAGATCGTTCAAAATGGTCAAGGGCGTGGCAAAAGTGCCTGAATCGGGGCGCGTGAAAAAAGACGGAGAGCAAAGACACGGAGACGCCGGGATCGCGGCGGCGATCGCCGTGTTTGCATCATTGAGCGAGTTTGAATGCGAGTTGGCGGTGGGGAGCATCTAAAGATTAAGAGCGCGGGGACCTTGCCCCCGCACCCCCAGGGATTTGGCCGCGTGCGATGCACGCAGCCGATAGCGCAGCGAAGCGCATAGAAGGTTTTTGATGGCTGGAGCTATTAAAAGGGCATGGGAGAAGGCGAAAAAGATCGGGCGGCGGCGGGGCGAGCCGGAGCGCGAGACTACGCTTTATCCCAGGCTGATGAACGTCGGCGGATTCACCACGCGCGAACGGCCGCTCATCAAGCCCACAGCCATGAACCTGCGCAGGTTCTCTCGCACCCCCTACGCCCGGCGCGCCATAAATACCATCAAAGAACCGATTGCATCCCTTTGTGAAGGCGAAAAATGGGAAATAGCGCCTAAGGCCGGCGTGACACTCTCCCGCGAAATCGAACGCCAGATAGAGATCGTCACTCAATGCTTCCGCAAGCCCAATAACGATGATTCTTTCCGGACGCTTAACGAACAGGTCATCGAGGACATCCTCACCGGGGGCGCCGGCGCGATCGAACAGCAGGTCGGATCGGACCCGGTTCGGCCTCTCTGGATGTGGCCGGTCGATGGCTTATCGATCCAGATATATGCCGGCTGGAGCGGCGGAGCTAAAGAGGCAAGATACCTGCAAACGCTCGGGTACGGCAATATCGGGGGCGTCCAGGGCGTCCCTCTTCGAAACGACGAGCTCATCTACATCCGGAAAGACCCAACCACGGAGAACCCGTTTGGCTTCGGGCCGCTCGAAATAGCCTTCGCCACCATCAACCGGCAGCTCTCCGGCGCCGAATACGCCGGAAACGTCGCCGGAAACGCTCAACCCGAAAACATCATAATATTTCCCGGCGCAACCGCTCAGCAGATCCAGACCCTTCGCGCCTGGTGGAAAAACGAGATCGAAGGCCAGGGGACAACTCCCATCGTCGGCTTCCAGGACATGAAAGGATTCAAGCTCCATAAAGGTACCGACGCGGCATTGTATCTCGGCTACCAGGCTTTCCTCATTCGCGAAATAGCCACTCCCTTCGGCATATCGCCGCAGAATATGGGCCTCGAGGCGGACGTAAACCGCAATACGGCCGAAGTGGCCGAGGACCGCGACTGGAATACCGCCATTATCCCGATGGCCCAGCTTCTCCGCAGCCACTACAACCGCGAATGCATCGAAGCGCGCCTCGGCTTCAGCCAGATCCAGTTCAAATGGATCGGCCTGGAGCGAGACGATGAGACCGAAACGGCTCGACGGTATTCGATTTACTACAAATCGAACGGCGTAACCCCTAACGAGCACAGGGGCACAATCGGCATGCCGCCGATGGAAAGCCCGATTGGAGATATGACATGGGCTGAGACGCAGGTCCTGATCGGAAAGCGGAAGTCAAGGGACGGAGGAGGGAATGCAGAGGATGATGACGGGGCGGAGGAAGAGGAAGATCAAGGAATGAAGAGCGGGAAGGGAAAAAATGGAAAGAACGGAGAAGCAAAGAGCGCGGGGAGCTGAGTTCCCCGCACCCCTCGATATCCGATTGCGCACGTGCCGTGCACAATCGGGAGGCTCGCCGCCGAAACGGCGGCATAGGACACAGGAGAATCGATGAAAGATGCTAAAAAAAAGGCAAAAAAGGCGGTCAGGGAACCGGGGCCGATGGATCAGTGCGTGATGGTCTGCAAGCAGTGCAGCTGGCCGGAATTCGGGCCGGTTTATCAGATAGTCTGGATGGCGGAGGATCATCCGGACAACCAGACCGGGAAGGACATGTTTTATCCCAGCCTGCATAAATATGCATGCACGCGATGCGGATGCGCGGACGCGGTCTTGCCGCCCGGATTCGAGGCGATGAGGGCGCATATCAAGGCGGCTCAAAATCCGATGCGAATAGTTGGCAATGGGGACATTAGCGGCGAATCGCCGCAAACGAGTTCGCCGTCATCGGCGGCTTAAGATCCATAGGACTTTAACTGGTAAAACAGGAGGAAATCATGGCCATAGGCAATGTCACAAACGTGAACCTGGTGGTAAAAGACGCCAACCAGGCATCTCAAAACATCCGGACGAACCAGTTCTCGGATAACTCCCTGGGCGGGATAAGCACTATATGCGATCCGTCTACAGGCTACGGCGCCACAGTGGCCCAGTTCCACAATTCGGATAATCAGACGCCGGGAAGCACCGCTTACGGCCTTATGACCGGAGGCGTCGCGCAGCTCGTAAACGTCGGCGGCAATATCGACCGGCAGCGTGAAGCGGGGATCGACAATAACCCGGCTGTGGGCATCCCGATGGGCCAGGGCATGAAGGCAATGGCCTTCCAGGTCGGCACATCAACGGCAGTCGGATCGGCCGGCGCGGCCACCGTTACACTTACAGGAGCAGCGAACCTCAAAGGCGCCAACCACGGCGTTCCGTGGCAGATCCAGGTCGGAGACGTACTCATCTATGACTTCGGCGCCACGAACCAGGAAACCATAGTCGTAACAGCGGTCACTCCAGCTACGCCGTCCATAACGGCCACATTCGCCAAGACTCACGGATCGTCGGTCGTAGTCGTGGGCTACACCTACAACCAGGAGCGCGACGCATCGGGTGAAAACGACGGGGCCAGCGGGTCGGGAACGGCCATCGCCGCCGAATACGAATTCAATGGCGGCGGCCCAGGTGGCGGAAACAACTACGATCGCGCCCGGAACCTCATGGCCAAAGGGATCGCCACAGCGACTCTTTCCGGCTATTCCGGGGCCACGGGAAATACGAGCGTCACATTATCCGCATCGCCGGCGACCACCGGTCCGGGATCGCTCCAGCCGGGCATGATGATCCTGCTCTACGGCGCCGCGGGCATCATCGGTTCATCCAGCCAGGTCGAAGCCGCCTACGTGGGACTCAACTACGTCCCCGGCAGCACTACCGTTCCGATCGTCTGCGGAACTCAAGCATCTCCTGGAACCGTTAACAACTACGCATACACCACCATCGCATGGGATTCCTTCTCGGCCCAGGGGCCAGGCATAGCCGGATTTCTGGGCTTCGGCATGGGCGTTGAAAGCGATGCGCTGTTTAATTCGGTGGACGGCAAGTTCTACCTGCCAAGAATCGGCGCTGGAAACCCCGGGGCGCTCCTGGTCAGCTCCGACGGCTACAAGGCGACTTACCGCTACGCGGTCCAGGGATTCAGCATGGTTGCAACCCCGACCGCGTTCCTGGTCATCCAGGGATCGGCGAGCAAAACCATCCGGGTGAAGCTCATAAAAATTACCGGCGTGGCGACGGCAGCGGGCAATATGCCCGTGCAGGCCAGTAGATGGTCGACCGCAGGAACGCTTGGGTCCGCAGTCCTTTCGGCTGTTAGCGCCGTCAAGCACGATGTGAACGATGGGACCGCTGCCGCTACCGTTTCAACGGTTGGGACCGCGAACTACGGGACCCAGGGCACCGGAAACGGGACGCTTCTCATGGCCGAACGGATCCAGTTTTCAGCTTCCGGGTCCGGAGTGGCGGTCAACCCCACGGTGCTCGATTTTTCCACCAGGCAGGATAAGGCGTTCGTGCTGCGCGGGACCACGGATTTTCTGGTCCTCTCGGGCGGAGGCGGCGCAATACCGACAGGCGGCGTGATCGATATCACGATCGAGACGGAGGAAGACGCGAGCTAATATAAAGACGAAACGAAAGGCCTGGGGGCCTGAGGCCCCCAGACCCCGCAGGATAAGGCCGCGCACGTTGTGCGCAGCCTAGAGCGTTGCCGCCGAAGCGGCGGCATAACGGCCGGCGGTGCGCCCGCCTGGCGAAGCGCAGGATTTGGGAGGAGGATCTAATGGCTTTTGAACGACATACGATTGAAACGCCTCCGGGAGCGGACAGGCCCATATTATACGATAGGATCATTTACGGCCGCATCGGCGCGGTCGCCAACGCTGCCGGCAGCGGCGCCGGCGCAAGTGTTACGACCGCTGTTTCGGGGCTGGAGCTTCCTGCGAGTTATACGGTTGTGATTATGCCGTCCCAGGATGCTGTCTGGTACATAACCAATAAGACGCAAAGCGGCTTCAGCGTGGTGATGAACCCGAGACTCGCGGCTAATACGCTTGCCATCGGGACATTTGACGTTCTCATATTTGCGTAAGCGGCGGCTGGAAAAGACCAATGGAGGGCGTAAATGAGTGCTCCAATGCAGGGACTATCGGGGCTTTGCACGATTTTCGACGCATTGCCCTTGAATTCTTACGTGCCGGTCGGGACCTACACGGCGCTCAGCGGCATATTATCGCCTACGACCGCTGAAAGCCAGGCGGCCGCAGCCATAGCCGAGGACCTCGCCGGCATGGTCGAAAGCGCCCAGGTCCAAACGCGGGAGCTCATCATGAAGCTCACCGTGATACTGAACCGGCTGCCGGCCGGCGACGGCAACGCGGCGCTTTTGCAGACGCTGATCGCGGACCTGAGCTGAGGGCGGAAGGCAAGAGAGCGGGGATCTGAGATCCCCGCACCCCTCGGGATTTGGCCGCGTGCAATGCACGCAGCCACGCGCGGCGCGTGGGCGGCGAAGCGCAAAAAGACAATAAACAATGGAAAGGACAAAGTCATGGGAGTGAAGACTACGCTGGCAGGAATAAGCTTGAGCAATACCGATATCCAGGACGCCGAGAAGATATCGGCCGATTTGAACGGGCAGCTCGAAATCGCCGAGGTTAAATGCGCCGAGGTGATCAACCTGCTCAATTTTATCATCACCGACATCCTGACGCCGGCAGGCGATTCGGCCAATATTACGACGCTGCAGAATCAGATTTCAGCGCTCAGTTGACCGTGGGACGGTCGGCCGGGACTGCCATTCTCTTCGGCGATGGGCTGTGAACCGGGTTAAATGATTTTGGAGGAAAATATGCCAAAAGATTCAGCGAAAGCGGAAACGATCAACAATGAGAATGATGCCGCGACGATCGTCGCGGGCAATGCGGTTCCGGAAGAAAAAACATCCCTGAGCAATCACTTGCAGGGAATTCATGGATGGATGGATAAGACTTCCAGGGCAGCGTTTGACGCCGGCGATCACGAGGCGCATGCGGCGATTCATGCCTGCCAGGTGATACTCGGGGACCTCGTGCAGCGGGTAAGAGGCGCTGAAAAACATCTGGAAAAGCATGGCGCCGGGGTCGAGAAGCCCGAGGAATAAAAACAATAGGACGGATAGGACTGAGAGGACATACAGGGCCGCGCAGGGCGGCTATGAGGGAGGAGTTGATGGCAAAGATCAAAAAAGCGATTCTTTCGTTTTCGCCGAGCGAATCGGAGAATACTTCCGGATATGCGCTCTATTTCCAGGACGTAAAATCGGCCGATGGGCTTAGCTATGATTCTCCGAGAATCGACCTGGGCAAACCCGAGGCTGCAAACGGCAAGATATCGGTCAACCTTTCTGCCATAGAGGCGCTCAAGGACAAAACCGGAACATTCAATTTCGGAGTTGCGGCCTATGACGATTCGGCCAACGAATCGGATATGCAGGTGGCCGCAAACATCCCTTTGGCGCTTACCGCCCCGAAGGCCCCGGCGGAACTTTTGGTATCCTTCGTCTAGGCGGATTCAAGGGGAAGATTATGGGCAATCTGAGCGATGCCTTCCACGTTATATGCCTGATCGGCCTGATCGCCCTGGCGGCATTGGCGATGTTCAAGCTGGAGCCGGCTGCGGCCAAAGACATAGCCAGCCATACGATAACGGCTCTTGCCAGCCTTGCGACGGGGGTCGGAGTCGGCATGGCGATCGCGGGACGGAAAACAGGGGAATAACATGGCCACTTTGACACAAGAAGAACGGGATGCCCTGCCGGAAAGCGATTTTGCCGTTCCGGGCAAAAGAGAGCTGCCGATTCACGATGAGCACCATGTGAAGCTCGCGTGGGACATGGTCGAGCGGACGGAGGACCTCACGCCGGAAGAAAAAGAATCAGCGAGATCGCGGATACTCGATCGGGCGAAAAAACTCGGAATCGACACGAAGGAATGGAAAAAAACCGAGGGCCGGGCGGCCGGGCCGATCCATGTTACCAGGCGGGTCGAGGCAATGGCGCTCGATATCCCCGACGTGGCCGACCATCCGAACCGGGCTCCGTTTACCGGCATCCTTGTGCGGCTCGACGAGCCGAGCGATTACGCGGTTGGAGGGGCTGACGGCCACAAGATCGTCATCCCATCGGAGGTGGCCAAAGCCGGGCTTGCGAGCCTTCTGGGGATGGCCGTGGACTTCAAGCCATCTTTTGACGGCCATAACCCTCAATCGAAAATCGGGATTATCACCAGTGCGGACGTGGACGGAAAAGAGCTGCCGATCGGCGGTTTTTTCTACGCGAAGGATTTCCCGGACGAAGTGGCGTTCATCCGGAAGGAAAAGGAACTGCTTGGATTTTCATATGAAGCCGATGTCCGGGTCCGCGAGATCGACGAGGACCCGTGGGTATTAAGCGCTATCACGTTTACAGGGGCGGCGGTGCTCTACAAGGCAGATGCCGCATACACGACAACATCTTTGGTGGCTTCCGCGTCGGCGGGACCGACTGCCGCCGGCGAGAAAGGGAGAGAAGCGATGGCTGAAAAGGACGTCAGCAAATTGATCGAGGAGATTTTGGGCAGGGTCAAGGCCCTGGAGGACCTGGGGGTCGAACACAATACGGCAATGCAGGCCAATAAAGCCGTAATCGACAAGATCCACCCTCATGCCGAGGCCATGAAAGCCTGCGCGGAAGCGATGCGGGCGGAAGGGATCGGGCTGCACGCGAAACGCGGGCACGTGGCCATTCTGCACAAGATGGCGGCCCATATGTGCGCCGAAGCGGCAATGGGACGGATACCGCATGAAGTGCCGCACCATGTCTTCCACGATACGGATTACATGTATGCGAGCGCAGCGGACGGAAGGCAGGGGACAGAAGACGGTGGTCAGAGGACGGACGGCGGAGGAGCGAACGAGATAAAAGTGTTCGCGGAAGCGATCAAAACGGAGATTGCGAGCCTGGCTACGCTGGTAAAAGACATCCAGGCAAAGGCCTTCGAAAATGCGGCTTCGCCTGGGCGGAAAACAATTTCGCCTGAGATCAGCGCTCTGCTGAACAAAATCGGGCTGCAGGCCGAGGCCGATGGCACGCTCAAAGTAGAGGACGTCGATCGGACCCTGGAGGCTGCGGGAATCAAGGGCAAGGCCGCTATCGAGGCCAAGTTGAGACTTATGTCCAATGGGATGCTGCCGGTCGGAAGGACCAATTAGAACTCCGGCTATCGAGAATCTGTAAACCGGAAATAAACGGGGGGATAGGGATATGGCAAAAGTAGAAGCCAAAATGATGTCTCTGCAGGCGGCGGCGGATTACCTGGGGACCGGGGCCATCGAAGTCCCGATTTTCGAACGCGAAATCATGGACGTGGTGAGAAGGACGTCGGTGACGCTGCAGCGGATCGAACAGAAACCGGCAACGGGCCACCCGCACCGGTACTTCGAACAGACGGCAATCGCCCAGGGCGCGGCGGTCGACCCGAGAAACCTGAGCGCTACGGCAACGGGTCCGACCAGGGTCGAGCGGCCGGCCTTCATCAAGGCCTGTACGGCTCAAAGCAACCTGAGCCTTTTCGATAAGGACGTAACCGAACAGCAGGGCCAGTTCGCGTCCGTGGTCGCCAAAGATATCGACGATATCATATCTGCGGTTGAGGTCAAACGGGCAAAGATGTTCTGGGCCGGAATCGATACGAGCATGCTCAGCCCCACACAACTCGAATGGATGGGCGCTCTCGCCCAGATCACACAGCAGTTCGTCGTGGCTCCCGGCGCATCGATTATCGACGGCATAAAGACCGAGGTCGCTACGATCATGGCGAACCAGACATACGAATGCCGGCCGAGCGGCATATACGTGAATCCTCTTCTTGGCGATTACATCGACCAGGAAATGAAAGCCAATAAGCTGGAGCTGAAACCGGTGGAAGTGGTGGCCGGCGTGGTCGTCGGCGGGATCGCGACGCAGGCGGGCATACTGCCGATCATTCCCGACGCCTGGATGCCCACGGATACGGCAAGCAACTATGGGTTCAGCGCGCCTCCCACAGGGAACAAAAATTACTACTGCGGGATACTCATGGAGGGTGAAATCGAGATCGCTGTAATAAGCGGGAAGGAATTCAACCCGAACCCGAGGCTCTTCCAGTTGGGATTGACGGGGAACCTGGCCGGCCAGTTCGTGGGCGTGAAGTTCGACGCGCTGGTAGTCAAAGGCGCGAGCTATGCGCATGCGATAGGGGCGATCCAGCGGCCGTAGGGCAAGGGCAAAAGATTAGAAGCGCGGGGGCCTGAGGCCCCCACACCCCGCGGGACTCAGCGGTGCGCATGCTGCGCACCACTGAGAGGGCTGCGAAGCGCAAAAGAGATGTGAATGCCGAGTATTTATTTGCAGGCACAGGATTATGCGAGTTTTGGGGTGGGGAATGCTACGGCCGCCCAGGTCCAGCAGGCCAGCGTGCTGCTGGACAACGTATGGCTGCGGCGGCCCGAGGGGCTTATCTGGGCGCCGGACGGCGCCGGGCAGCCCTGCTACATGCAGGCGATGACTCCGGGCCTGGTGCTGACAAGCGTCGGAGAGATCGATCCGGGGCAAAATGTTGTGGTGACAGTCACGGGACCGCTTCTGGCGCTGAACGTCGGGGACGTGCTGATACTTGACCGGATTAATGCGTCTGTGACCGAAGCCGGCATCATCGTGGCGATGGCGGGAACGGCGCCGGGACCCTTAACGGTTACGCTCAAAAATATAATGTTTTCGCATAGCGCCGGATGTTTGATGGAATCGGGCCTTGTGATCACCGAGCAAAAGCCCATGCCCAAAGACAGGCCGATCACCATCCTTTCGCGCATTCCGGCCATGATGGTGATCAGCGGGACGGGCAGATACGGCTACGGGCGGCGGGGCGATGCGGGAAATTACAACGTGGACGATTTCAACCTGCTGGCGGCGCTTTCGAAATTCGGGGGGCCTCCCGTCTGGGAAATATGGGACCCGGTGAACGCGGGCCTCGACGTTATGACCGGGCAGCTCTGGGTGCCAGCGGGAATAATGCTCGCCTACTACAGCGAAGTGAAGGTCCGATATGTGGCGGGGTTTACCTATGCGAGCCTTCCGACCGGCGTGAAACTGGCCTGCGCGCAGCTCATAAACGCCATGCTGATGAACCCGCTCTACGGGGCCGTAAAAGGCATGCGGGCGGGAGAGACGGCGGTGCAAAACTTCGTGGCCAGCTATCTGAGCGATGACGTGAAGGCCATGCTGCAGCCGTGGATTTCGATGGCGATAGGGTAATAAAATGGAAAATTGCCGTCGCGAGGCGATAGAACCAGAAGGAAATAGTGGCTCCAGAAGGATTAATTTTTGAGCTCGAAAATGGGCGCTTTTCCTCACTTGTCCGTTTGCAAGGTGAAATATGGGTTTTGAATGGCTTCAAAGTAATTACGGCGGCGGCAGTTATCCATATGGTAATTCCCCTCCTGCTAGTATTTCTTATACGACGCAAAATAATGCCAAGAATAGTCTTCTGGTGCTGTCATTAGGTCAAAACATCAATCAATACGGCGGTGGCAGCGGCGATATTTCGTTAACAGACAGTGTTGGTAATACATGGTACAAGGCAGTTGGGGGATGGAGCGCTGGTCAATATGGAGTGAATGAATATAACGGCGTTTTCTATGCTGTTAATACGCAAGGCACTGGAAACGAAAAGATACAGGTGAACATATCGCATTGGTCTACCTGGGCTTCTGGCACTCCTACTTATGTCACTCTATATATCGAAGAGTTCTCAGGGAATGCTATCTCGTCGGTATTAGACAATGCAAGCACGTTGCCCTTTGGTACGTCAAATGTTTTTCCTGGCGGAACAGAGGCGGTACAAGATGGCACACCTTTTACCACTTCCTCCAATGGCGATTTGATCTACATATTCTCTTATAACAATTATGATAACGTAAGCGCGTGGAATTCTCAAGGCATCTATACTCTAATACAGACACATGCTCCTAACGATCCATGTTGCGATGCATGGGGTGTGCAAACTTCCGCTGGGTCTATCACCCCAAGTGTGGGGTATACAGGAGGTAGTGGGGCTCCCGAAAATGGCGGAAGCATATCTGCTGTGGCATTCAAGCCATCGGGCGGCGGCACGACTCGCAACCTTATTGCTTCCATATCCGAGGCGAGTTCGGCGGGGAGCATAAGTTCTACAACTTCGGTAAGGGACCTGGCCGGGAACGTATCGGAGGCGAGTTCGGCTGCTTCGATCGCGGCGAGTCTTTTGAGAGATCTGATTGCCGCTGTTTCGGAGGCGAGTTCGGCTTCGAGCGTTTCGTCCCGTTCCCTCGTGCGCGATCTGACGGCATCGGTTTCCGAAACTTCTTCGATGGGGAACATCGGCGGCACACTGGTCCGGGACCTGATTGGAGCGATTTCCGAGACGTCCTCCATGTCGGGCGTTACTGCCAGCCTGATTCGGGACCTGATCGCATCGGTTTCCGAAACTTCATCCATGCCCAATATCGGCGCCGCGCTGGTCCGGGACCTGATCGCGGCGGTTGCCGAGAGTTCGCTTGCATCGAGCATCACGGGGGCGCTGGGGAATACATACAACCTGGTCGCATCGGTCTCCGAGAGCAGCGCGGCCGGGGCCATCACGGCGACGATCGTGCGGGACATCATCGCGGCAGTATCGGAGGCAACGGCGGCGGCATCGATAAATGCGAGTCTCGTCCACGACCTGGCAGCGGCCATTTCCGAGACGAGTTCGATATCCGGGATTTCTTCAGCGAGCCTGATTCGCGATCTGGGCGCAAATATTTCCGGGAGCAGTTCGGTTTCAAGCATTATCGCGGCGCTCATCCGGGACCTTGCGGCGTCCATATCGGAGGCGAGTGCGGTTTCGAATATTTCCGCAGCGAGCCTGGTCCGGGACCTTTTCGCGTCCATATCCGAAAGCACGTCGGCATCGAATATCGCCGGGACGCTCGGGAACATAATCAACCTGATCGCATCGATTATCGAGGCGTCTTCCGCGTCGAGCGTTTCTTCCGCTCAAATAACCCGGGATATCATCGCTTCGATTTCCGGGCTTTCATCGATGCCCGGGATTTCGGCGAACATCGTTCGGGACCTGGTCGCATCCATAAGCGAGACGACCTGCACGTCCGCCGCCACACTTCTTCTTCTGCTGGCCCTGGCGAAAATTTCCCTGGGGCCGATGATTCAAAACAGCATTTCGCTGGGACCGATGGTTCAAAACAGCATTGCCATCGGGCCGCTTATGCAAAAGACAATGCTCATCGGCCCAATCGTGAGCTTAAATTAAGGGAGCAGCCGAATGGGAAGCCTCACTCAATACGCCGACAACGCCCTGCTTAATCACGTATTCAATACCGCGTACAGCCCGGTTGCCACCGTCTATCTGGCTCTTTGCACGGGCAGCCCCGGCGCGGGGCCTTCGATTGCAAACGAGGTGAGCGGGGGCGCCTACGCCAGGACGGCAATATCGTTTGGGGCAGCGGCGTCGAGGGGCGTGACGCAAAGCGCCGGGGTAACCTTTCCCAAGGCTACGGCAAATTGGGGCACGGTGAGCTATTACGCCGTCATGGACGCATCTTCGGGCGGGAACATGCTGGCATCGGGATCGTTTTCCGCCGGCATACCGGTCGTGACGGGGAATACGCTTACCGTCGCCAGCGGCCAGGTGGCCATAAGCATCGCCTCGGGCGGGGGCGCGACCGGAAACGGGATCGTCACGGGCGTCGTTAACTGGCTGCTGAACGTCATGTTCCGGGATAATGCCGGGAACGGTTCGACTTATACGTTTCCGCTCAACCCCGCCTATATCGCGCTGTCGGACACCACAGTGACGGACGCGGCTTCGACCCAGGCGAATTTTACGGAGGTGTCCGGAACCGGCTACGCAAGAAAGGCAGTCAATAAAAACGGCGGGAGCTCGCCGGCATGGACCAGTTCGACCGCCGGATCGCTTTCGAACGGAACGACGGCTGGAATCGGGCCTCCAGGAGGGACCTGGACCGCCATATATGCGGCGCTGATCGTCGATTCGTCTAGCGGCTCCTGCAATGTGATCGCATACGACTGCGGCGATTTTACGGCCGGCCAGGTCGCCAATAACGGCGACACGGTGGAGTTTTTGGCCAACCAGTTCAGCCTGGCGCTGGCTTAAAAACGAAGGATGCAATCGGCAATGTCGGATTTTCCCATTGTGCCGGAGTTGAGTTCCTGCCAGGTCCCGGTATCCTTCCTGGATGAAGACGGGAACCCATACACGCCGTCGAGCGTGGACTACCGGCTGGACTGCCAGACGACGGGAAAGAATATTCTGGCATGGACGAGCGCGGCGCCGGCGGCGAATATCATAATCACCATAACGCCGCAGCAAAACGCGATCATAAACGAGAACAACGCATTCGAAACCAAGTTCCTGACGGTAAGGGCGGACAGCGGGCTGCCCAGCCAATTGTTCGGAGGGCCGTATATCTGGGACGTGCAGAATCTGCCGGGGGTGCCGTGAGGGAGGCGAACAGAGGCGAGGATAAAGGCGAAAAGCGCAGGGGGAGGCTCCCCCTGCACCCGCCGGGATTCGGGCGCGTGCTATGCACGCGCCCGAGAGGCCGGTCACGCGCGGCGCGTGACTGAGCGCGGCAAAAGGGGGATGAGAAAGAAAATATGAAAAATTCCCACTTTCAGATCAGGATCGGCTCCAGGATGCATAATTTGCGAGCTCGAAAATGGGTCCTTTTTCCCACGTTGGCTTTTTTTGTCTTCTTCTGCGTGAATTTTTCGTTAGCGGATACGACGACTCCGAACCTGGGATTGGACGAGCCATCGCATGGGGAATTGAACTGGGATGTACAGATCGATAGCGATCTTTCCATGCTCGACACTGCAATATCGGCCAAAGCGGCTGCCATTCCCGGTCTTTCGAGCAACGGCAATTACGGCGTGAACGTGCAGGGGGCTATAAGCGCGGGCGCCATGCTGATAAACCCTCTTGCCGCTGCGCCGGCATCTCCGGTCGACCAGGCCGTTTATGTGGCCAACCGGGTTACGTGGAACCCGTCGACCCTTCCGGCAATCACCTATTCGGCTTCCACAATCGCTTTCGTCTCGGGCAGCCCGGCGACCATCACCGATTCGGCGTCTGGCTTCGTTACTGCAGGTTTTCTGCCGGGCCAGTTCGTTTATGCTTATGATAATACGGCTTTGGCCGCGGTCGGCACATATCAGATCGCGTCGGTCGCCGCCGGGACCCTGACGCTTATTTCCGGACAGACGCTTACCGCGCAGGCGGCCGGCCATTCCATTACGCTTACGGGGGGCGCTCCCTATTTTGCGACTTACAGCGCAAACGGCGCGTCGGGATCTGCCGAATACATCGCCGGCTGCGATACGCTCGGCAACTGCTATTCGAGCAACGGGGCGCTCGGCCCTTCGTCATCGACGGCAAACGATGTGGCCTGTTTCAACGACACCGGCGGCAAGCAGCTAAAAGACTGCGGCGCGATGGGGAAAGGCGTGCCGGAGCAGATCGTCGCGGTGTTCAACGGCGGGTCCTCGCCGATCGCTACGAGCATTTTGCCTTATTATGCACACCGGGATTATGCATATGCTTCGATCAACAAATGGACGGTCACCTGCAATAACGGCGGCTCGGATACGACCCCGATTATCGTGAGCATCGGCGGCAAAGTGACGACCGCCAGCACGTCGGGGGCGCTTCCGACCATCGCTTCCAACGGTTTCTGCGGCAGTTCCAGTTCCGGCTACTATCCGACCGGCAACAGTTCGACTCAAATAGCTCAAGGAACGTGGAACGCGAACTGTTCGGTGCAGTCGACTTCGGCGAACACGGATTTCATATTCAGCGTAACTCAGGGCCCCAGCGCGTCGACCTGGTGCAGCGTGATAGTGGAGGTTACGAGATGAGAAGAGGACTGGCTGCACTTTTTACTCTTTTCGCGCTGCTTCTTTTCGTCCCGTTCTTAGTTCAGGCGACTACCTATTACGCGCCGACCAGCGGCGTATCTTCGTGGACTTCGGCGGTCTGGGCCACTTCGAGCGATCAGTCGTCGGGATCTTCCGGGCCTCCGGGCACAGGCGACACGGTGATTCTCGACGGATACGCGGGCGCCGTTACCTGTTCGGGAAACTGTCAGGTCGGGAGCCTTTGCACCAATACCTCATGCGGGGCGGCCAGCAATTATACAGGAACGCTTACGATTTCTTCCGCAGGATATATTACGATCAATGCTTCCGCGGGGCTTGTTCTTGACAGCGCAATGACTCCATCCGGAACCGGAGAGATTACTCTGTATGCAAGCTCTACGATCAACACGGCCGGCCTTTCGCTGCCCTGGAGCATATACTTTCGGGGGAACGCCCAAACATATACTCTCGCAGGGGCCGTTACGACTACCGGGACGGTCGATCTGGATCATTCAGGCGGAGGAAACTCCACCATTTCGGGCGCATACAACATAACGGCCGGGACGCTTCAAATAGGCTGTCCGGGATACACCGTCACCATCCCTGCCGGAGTCACGTACACAGCTAACAGCGCTCTGGTGCTCTATGGCGGGTCCGCCGCTTCCGGGACGCCTACAATTCTCAAGTCTTCTTCCACCAGCACCTTTGCGCTGGTTTACAACGGCACGATCGCCAACGAGAATGTGTCCAATATGACATTTCAATATGTGGCTGCGTCAGGGACGGCTATCTACGATTTCAATGGCGGGACCAACACCGGATCAACGGGCATAACCAATGAAACCGCAAGCAATTTTACCGGCGGGAGCAGCACATGGGGAAATTAAGGATCTTAGGCATTTTATTCGTTTTACTGGTTACGGCGTCCCCATGTTTCGCCTCCGATGTCTATCTTGCCCAGACGGCGGCGGGTTCGGGGAATGGATCGAGCTGCGCGAATGCCGAAGTTTATTCGACCACGATGGCTTGCGGGAACATTTATCATCTCTGTGGGACGATCAGCGGATCGGGGGCCGGGACGACTGCCCTGACGCCTCCAACCACCTGCACGTCCGGCAGCCCGTTGAAAATCGTTTTTGAATCGGGGGCCGCGCTCGCATCTCCTTACTGGAGCACCAACGGGGCCATTTACATCAACGGGGCCAGCTATATTACGGTTGACGGCAGCGCGGCCGGAGCCGGTCCCGCCTGCGGCTATGTCGGAAGCGGCGCGAACGGGACGCGCACGACCTGCAACGGGGCAATCCAAAACACTGCCAACGGCACTCCGGCCGCCGGCGCATCAGGGAATCCCTGCTCCGACGGATTTGCCGGATATGCCAATCAGCAAGCCACCTGCGGAATCAAAATCGCCGGGACCACGAACACCATTGAGATAAAGAACCTGGCCGTCACGCATATGTACATGAATGACGGTTCGGCGTCCTGCGCAACGGATGGAACGGGTATAGGGGCTCCAGCCGTGAACATCACAGGGTCTCCCACCAATGTGAGCGTCCATAACTGCGAGCTGGCGGACGGGGCCTACCTGCTATCGGCGAGCGGCCTGGGCGGAGGAAGCGGACTCTATTTTTACAATAATTACATCCATGACGGCGACTGGCACATAGGAATAGGATCCGAAGGCGTCTATGGGACCATCCAGGTCTATGACAACGAAATAACCGACTGGACCAACTGGGGATATCCGTCAGCCACGTACCACCAGGACGGAATCATCGTAAATCCGTACCAGACAAGCCCCGGTCCGACTCTCGCAGCGCAGATATTCAACAACTACATTCACGGCAGCCTGGCCGGAGGCAGCCCGACTGCTTTCATCTTCTGCACCTACGCGCCGGGCTGCGGCACGGGCATAGGCGCGGAATGCGACATATTCAACAACGTCCTGCAGATGAGCGTGGCGGCCGGGTCTCATATATGGTTTGGAGGGAGTTATTCTTCCAGCCAGAACACTGGAGCGCATAAAGTCTTCAACAACACCCTGACAGCTCCGCAATATAATTCCCAGATCGTAATCTATGGAATTGGAATCACGGCGGAAAACAACATCCTGTCAGGATTCAGCCTCGCTTACGATCGGCAGGGGACCGATGAAACCCTTGCATCCATTCTAAGCAAGTCGGATTACAACGATTTTTTCTTTACCAATACGTGCGGCGGCGGAGGGGGAACCGGGATCTATACTTACACGGGGCAGGGATATTGTTCAGGCAACGCCTATACCAACCTGGCGGCATGGCAGGCCCTCGGCTACGACACGCACACGATAACCGGCAATCCTAATCTTGCTTCAAACTTCGCCCTGAATGCGGGTTCTCCCGCCATCCAGGCCGGGACGAACCTGACGAGCTACTGTTCGACGCTGCCCAGCCTTTGCTACGACGCAGCGGGCAATGCAAGAGCTTCCAGCGGGGCATGGGACATGGGCGCCTACGCATACAGCGGAGGAGGCGGCGGAGGCGGCGGAGGTGGAGGCGGAGGCAGCACCGCGTCCGGGACCCTTCCGACGATTGCAAACGGCCCGAATGGCGAAACGACAGTGACCAGCTCCAACGGGCGGACTTGGCATTAATTGCGGAGGGTGGAAGCTAATGGGTCTGCTCTATGACAGGACAATCAGCGTCACGCGGGCAACGGCGCAAACGGGGGCGGGACTGCAGGGCTATGGCGGGGATATTCTTGATAATGAGACGCCGGTGGCGAACGGTATTCCGGCTGCGATCCATGCCAAACGGGTCGGCAGAGCGGCGAGGCCGAATCTTCCGCTGGACGGCACGACGGCGGAATGGGCCATATTGGCGAGGCTTGCGCCGGGATTCGATCCGATGCTCATACAGGATAGGGATTTTGTGACAGACGATCTGGGACGCAGGTTTCAGGTGGTGAGCAGCCATGAGACGGTGTTCGGATTCGAGCTGAGATGTCTGAGGATGGAGGCCTAGGCGCTGGGAGCGCCGGCCGGGATTGCCGCTGCCGTTGGCGGCGGCCGGGGGACTGATGGCGGGTGTCGGGTATCGGATGGCGGAAATGAACTCTAGATTTTTTCTCCGACATCTGACATCCGACATCTGACCTCCGTAAGAAAAGAAAGGTGAGGGGAATGGAGATTTTTGGGGTTTTGTTGATATTGATTCTGATTGCGATATTTGCCGAAGATCCGAAGGATACCAATGGCTGATTTGTCCGATGTGATGAACGTTCTGGCTTCGATGACTGCGGGAGCGCTTTATCCGAACGGGGTGAGCGGAAGCAGCGCGGCGAGCGTAGCGGGGCCGATCGTATCCATCTACCCGGGCTGGCCCAATCCTCAGCAGCTCGATAAGGACCTGCCTCTGGGGATCGTGCACGTGAACGTTTATCCGTGGAAACAGGACAGGAATACCACCAGGTACATGGAGGTCTGGCAGGAGACCGTCGAGCCGGCTCCGACCATTACGGCGACGGTCGCCGGCACGGTTATAACGCTTGGGGGAGTACCCGGTCCGCAACAAAACATAGCGGTTTTGGCGAATGGCGTGGCCTTTGTCTACCAGACCGTCTCCGAAGATACGCTCGCCAGCGCCGCAACGGCCCTGGCTGCTGTCATAAATGCGCAAATTCCCGGTACGAGCGCAGCCGGCGCAAGCATAAATCTGCCGGCGACGGCCGTGATCGCGGCGGCGAGAGTGGGGACGTTCGGTACGGGCGGCATGGCGATCCGTAACCAGGAAAGGATATTCCAGGTTGGAATATGGGCCGGAACGCAATCACTCCGGGATGCAGTGGCAAAAGTAATCGACCCGGCGCTTTCGAACCCGAGATTTATCACGCTTCCGGACGGATTTGCGGCCAGGATCATCTACCATGCATCACTTTTGAACGATTCCGAGCAGAAGATGGGGATCTACCGGCGAGACCTGCTTTACAGCATCGATTATGCGACCACCCTTACCGAGCAGGAATGGCAGATTGTCGCCGTGGAGCAAAATATCAATCCGTACCTGCTGGGGCCGGGGGATATTCCGGGTGTGACGACGTATGAGTAAAGCGGGAAGCGAAAAGCAAAAGCGAAAAGCGAAAAGCGCAGGGCGAGGCTCGCCCTGCACCCGCCGGGATTCGGCAGCGTGCGATGCACGCAGCCGATATTGCAGCCGCTGCTAACAGCAGCGGCATAATGGCTGGCGGTCCCACCGCCCGGCGAAGCGCATAGAAAGATACGGCAATGATTCATTTGATAGTGCGGGAAGCGTTTGGAGGGTATGAAAAAGGGGCGAGGATCGAGGACCCGGAGGAAGTTCAGGCGGTGCTTCGGTCGGGGAACGCCGGGAATGTAATAACGATTAAGGCCCCTGGGCCGATACGGCCTCCGGGCACAATTGGAATCGAGGGCCGATGATGTCAACCTATATAGTCACGAATCCGTTTACGTCGGCGTCCGGAGCACACAATATCGGCGATACGATCACTAATGCTGCGGAGATAACGACGGTATTGGGCGGTGGCGACGCAGGATATGTCGTTCACGGCGCCGACCCCAGTCCTACGCTCAACGTGCTTTTAGTTATGGGTTTTTAATAAAAACGGGAAACTGAAAACTCTTTCCGACGAAGGAGGAAAGCATGCCTGTAATCCAACAGGGTCAGATCAACACCACGGCGCTCATCGTGCCGGATATCTACGTGCAGATCATTCCGCCGAGCGTATACCTCCTGAACGGGCTGCCGACCAATATCCTCGGCGTTGTGGGTTCGGCGACGTGGGGCCCGGTCAATTCGCCGACGATCATCGGCAGCATGGCCATGTATGCGCAGCTCTTCGGGGCCATCCAGAACCGCAAATACGACATGGGAACGGCAGTCGCCGCTGCCGTGCTCCAGGGGGCGAATAATTTCCGCTGCGTACGGGTGACCGATGGGACCGACACCGCAGCAAACACCACCGTGCAAGCGAACTGCCTTACTCTTACATCGAAATACACGGGAAGCCTCGGCAATTCGCTCCAGGCCATCATTAGCGCCGGCACCCAGGCGAATACCTGGAAGGTGACGGTAACTCTTCCCGGTGTGGTCCCCGAGGTGTTCGACAACCTGGCTTCCGGACTTTCCGGAAACGCTGTCTGGGTCGCCATAGCGGCCGCTATCAACAGCGGCATAAGCGGCTTGCGCGGGCCTTCGCAGCTTATCGTCGCGACGGCGGGCGCGGGGACTTCCGCGCCTTCGGCAGCGACGCTGTCTTTCTCCGGAGGAACCGACGGAGCAACGGGCGTCGGCGCGAATACTCTGATCGGCCAGGACACCGTTCCGCGCCAGGGCATGTACTGCCTGCGGAACACTCAGACTTCCATCGCCATGCTCGCCGACTGCGACAGTTCCACTGTCTGGTCGACCGAGATCGCCTTCGGCCTTTCCGAGGGTATCTACATGATAATGACCGGTCCGGCCGGAGATACGATCGCGAACGCCACGGCGACCAAGGCATCTGCGGGGATCGATTCCTATGCCGCGAAGCTCCTGTTCGGCGACTGGGTCTACTTCAACGATACGGTCAATAACGTTATCCGCCTGATATCGCCTCAAGGCTATGTCGCAGGCCTCCTGGCAAACCTGAGCCCGCAGAATTCGAGTTTGAACAAGCAGCTCTACGGCATAGTGGGGACTCAAAAAAGCTACGCCAACCAGACATATAGTTCGGCGGAACTGCAAAGCCTCGGCCAGGCCGGAATCGACATAATCACGAACCCGGTGCCGGGCGGAAGCTACTTCGGGCCGAGATTCGGCCGGAACACTTCGAGCAACGCGGTCATCCACGGGGACAACTATACCAGGATGACGAACTACATCGCCTATACACTCAACGCCGGCATGGGCTATTACGTCGGGAAACTCCAGAGCCTTACCGTGCAGCAGCAGGCGCTGGCGACCATTTCGACGTTTCTCGATAATCTCTGGCAGCAAAACATGATCGGAAACAGCCAGGGGACCCTGCCTTATTCGGCTGAGATCGATGCGGGGAATAATCCTCCGTCGAGAGTGGCGCTTGGTTACATGGAGGCGGATATAAGCGTGCAATACCTGGCCGTGATCGAGTACTTCCTGATCAACGTGCAGGGCGGCCAGAGCGTGCAGATTAACAGGTTGAATACGCAGATTGCGGCAATCTAGCAAAGGTTAAATGCAGAGGCAAAAAGCGCAGGGGGAGGCTCCCCCTGCACTCCCGAGTGGGCCGCGCACGTGCCGTGCGCAGCCTGGGCGCTCCCGCCGAAGCGGCGGGAAATAATGGAGGAGAGAATGGCTATAAATAATTTCAGTGTAGGGCGCGATGTTAGCCTGAATATCCAGACTCCGGGCGGCCCGCTTGTGTCCAGCCTGATCACCGGATTCGACGCCAAACCCGACATGACAGAGCGTAAGATCAAAGGCCTGGACGGAATAACGAGGCCCGTGAGGTTCTTCGACGGATGGAGCGGCAAGTTCGATTATGAACGCCAGGATGATTTTTTGGACAGCTACTTCGCGCAGCTCGAACAGAACTATTATTCGGGCGTTGCGGAACTTCCCGCTTCAATCACCGAGACCATCCAGAACCCGAATGGCGCTATTTCGCAATACCGCTACCTCGGCGCCCTGCTCAAACTTGATGATGCCGGCCGGTGGGAAGGCGACAAGAGCGTGAAGATGACGGTGAGCTTTATTGCTAGCAGAAGGATCAAAACAGCGTAAGGATGCGGTGAAGAGTGAGGAATGGAGGGTGAAGGGCCAAAGTTTTATGCGTGGTTCTTTCTCTTCACCCTTCACTCTTCACCATAAGAGGAAGGGAAGATATGGGTGAGAAGGTCAAGGTTACGATGCGTGATGGTGAAATGCAGGACCAGGAGAAGAGCACGGTTATAAAGGCTGACGATGATGCGGAAATTGTCAGGGACCTGCTCGAAAGATCGATACGGACTCGAACTCCGACCATCCTGGAAGAATACGAGCTGATGGCGGCGATTGGAGGGGCTGAGGCTTCAAATCCGGCTACTTCGTCGATGGCCATGATGACCCTGTACGTGGCGCAAATAGACGACGTGCAGATAATGGCGCCTCGAACGAGGATCCAGATGCTCGCGGTCCTTAAACAGCTTGGGAACGAGGGCATAAAGGCCGTTATGCCCGTTTTTATGAAACGCCAGAAAAAGTTCGCCATCGATGAGGAATTACTAAAAAACTTATAAGGGACGACCGCATCCGAGAGCGGCTCTGGCTGATAAAAAACGGGCTGCGAATGGATGAGGCGTTCCGGATCAGTCCGCTTCTGGCAAGGGCGTTTGCGGTAATATTTTCGGAAATGGAAGGGCATAAGTTCGATACGGACAGGATGGAATTTGTGGAGGATAAGTAAATAGCGGACCGCACAAAGCGCGAAAAAGAGAAAAAGCGAAAAAGCGCGGGGACCTTGCCCCCGCACCCCCGAGGATTCGATATCGCGCGTACCGCGCGATATCGAGGGGCTGGCGAAGCGCATTGGGTTTAAATGATGGAAACATTTGATTTGCAAGGATTTGCGACATATCTCACGCACTGCGCCGAAAAGGGGATGCAGAATCATCCCGGGCTAGAGCTGTGCGCGCAGCTCGTGGAGCAGACCGCAAAAGAGGAGATCGGTCAATACCAGGCAGAGATCGGTCCTTTTCCCGCCTGGGCCGAGCTGGCCGAAAGCACACTGGAACAAAAAGAGCGGCTTGGCTATTCGCCTCCCGACAACCCGCTCTGGCGGGAGGGAGAGCTCGAGAAGTCGATCAGCCATGAGGTGGAAAATGATGAGGCTACCATCGGATCGGATTCGGAGATTATGATCTACCATGAATTCGGGACGAGCAAAATGCCGATGCGCCCGGTGCTGGGGCCGGCGCTGGTCAGGAATTTGGAGATCATCGAAGCGGTGCTGGTAAAGTTTACCACGGGCGGATTCGTGAGAGAGACTCTGACGAAAACTCTTCCCAACGGCGACAAGGCAACTTTGGATCGCGTGTTCAGGCTTCCGGCAGTCATGGGATATGAGGGGATTTACTGATGGCTACTTCCTACCAGGTGATGGTCAAGATAGGGCTGCAAAATCATGTCAGTCCAGGCCTTTTGACATTGAGCGGCCAGATTACGGGCATTCAATCGCAGGTGCAGCGGCTCGGAAATGTGTTTGCACAAATGATGGCCGGAAGAATGATGGCAGATTTCGGGTCGAAGATGGTTCATGGATTCAAATCCGCTGTCACCAGCGCGGCGGAGCTGCAAAGGCAGATGATCGGCATCCAGACCGTGACTAAAGGCACCGCGCAGGAAATGACTCGCCTGGAAGCGTCTATCATGAAGGTTACCGGAGTCACTACATTTTCGAACGTTCAGATCGCCGAAATGGCCAAACTAATTGCTACGAGCAGCAATTTTACCGCACAACAGGTGACCGATCTCGTCCCCGTTATAGCCAAGTATGCCGACGTTCAGTACATTTTCAAAAAAACGCCTCCACAGCAATCCGCACTGGACGCCATACGCGCGGCGCACCTGGCGCAGCATTATACGCCGGCTGAACTTACGAAGTATCTTGATCTGCTCACTAAAACGTCATTTCTCACGCCGGGCAAAATGAGCGAGGTTATTACGACTTTGAAATATGTCCAGGGTCTAGCTAGTGGCGCGTTGGGAATGAACGATCAGCAGATAGCCCTATTGACTGCGCTAGCCAACCGTGTGGGCGTTGCCGGGGCCGGGGCCAGGGGTGGCGCGCAGGTGGCCAATGCATTGATGCGGACGATTCCTGGGGTTTTTGGGTCGGGGCTTCTGAAGGGAAAGAGCGCGGAGGCGCTTGCAGCGATGGGATTTAGCGATGCGCAGGGACATTCGACTATTTTTACGGGCGGCAAATTTGATGTCGCGAAATTCCTGGGGCAGCTCGATAAGTACGAGACTTACGAATATAAAAAGTATCCTGAGCAGATTGCCCGCGAGCACATTATGCGAAATCTTCAACATGCATTCGGTGCGGCCGCAAGGGTGATAACTGTTCTCGGAAAGCCTGAAGTCTGGAAGCAATACCACGAAATGATGATTGCGTATAACAATTTGCCCACCACCGAAGCAGCTCAGGAGAAATTTGCGAAAGAAAGCGTCTGGCAGCAAATTATAAACGCTGAGACGAATTTCCACTCCCTTTTAACACTTATTGGAGAAAAGACGCTTCCGGAGGTGAGCTGGGCGTTTTCAAAGTTGAACGGGATCCTTGGCCAGATTATCGAAAAGCTGGGGAAGGGCGATGGGTCATTATCGACGGGCGCAAGGGTTGGCATCTACACTCTGGGCGGGCTCGGGCTAGCGATCGAGAATTTTGCGAAGATTCTCGAATATAGCGCCCTCATCAAATATCTTGGTGGATTTCGGGCCGTGCTTGTGTTGCTGGTGAGTCCATTGAGGCTGGTTTCGACCGCCCTGATCCGCATTGTCGGGGGCGGAATGATTTCCACCCTTGCAGGCGGGATTACGGGCGTAAGCACTGCGGCGAGCCTGGCGAGCGCTCCACTGTGGTTGGTGGTTGGAGCCTTGGGGGCTATAACCGCTGCAGCTTATGGAATATATAAATATACAAGTAAGGCTCCGCCTCCTCCGGGCTTCCATCCTGAAAAGCCGTACGACCCCAATAAGCCCGAAACGGTACCCCCCTTCATGATTAACCCGAATCCCTGGACGATCAATCCGAGGCAGCCGGTTGATCCTGATACGGGGAGGCCTATCAGTAAACTGGATAGAGGGACGCGCTATGCAAGTTATTACGCGCGGGGCGGTGGAACGAATTACGTCCAGGTGCATACGCAGATAAAGCTGAACGAGCGCGTGCTGGCCGAGGCGGTTACTGACCACCAGGTCCGGGGAACGGACCGGGCGCTTGGGACGGGCTATGCGGATATGAGCTACGGGGCGGTGCCGGTAGCACTCGGGTAGCGGGTATCGGGTGTCGGAAATCGGAAAAGAACAACATCCGACGTCCGATATCCGACATCCGACCTCCGTTAACAAGGTTTTTTGATGCAGCCTGATACGATTCTGCGACTTGGCAATTTTGTGTTCCGGGATACCGAGGTCCCGGAGCATATGCCGTTTGGCGGCGAGCAGAAGCTTGCCGTCCATGAGCTGGTGGGCGGAGTGCGCGTGGTGCAGGCGCTCGGCCGGATCGAACGCGATATCGAATGGGCCGGCCTGATACGAGGAGCAGACGCAACGGACCGGGCTTTATATCTGGATAATATGCGCGTGCAGGGCAAAGCGATAGGACTGAGCTGGGGGAAACTTTCTTATAACGTCGTGATCGAGGATTTCGACCCCACCTACGAGCGGTTCTACCAGGTCCCATACAGGATCAAGTGCAAGGTAATCGCCAATCAGACGGCGCCGGTCAGCCAGGCAGACAATACGAACATCGACGACCAGATTTCGAATGATATGACCACGGCAAGCGGGCTGGCGGCTCAAATCGGGGACCCGACGCTCAATTCCCTCTTTACGACGTTCCAGACCGCTGTGGGCGCAGTAACAAGCTTTGCAAACGCAACCTCAAGCGTCATCGCCGGCGTCATGCAGCCTCTTGCGGCCGTACAAACCCAAGTCGGAATACTCACCGCGGCGGTTTCGGCGACAATAGCGTCCGCTGCGTCGATCGGAGTCGCCGGCGCGATCCCGCTGGCGATGGCCGCAAGTTTGACCGGCGCGATCGCGGCGACCGAGCAAATGGCGATGCTGAATGCGCTCACCGGGACGCTCGGCCGGATATCCGGGAACCTCGGATCGGTCTACGGCAGCCAGGCTACAGTTGCAGTCGCGGGCGGCGATTTGTTTGTGCTGGCAGCGGGCGCATACGGCCAGGCGCAGGAATGGACTACGATCGCGGCGGCAAACGGTCTGGTCGACCCGGTGATCCAGGGCCTGCAGAATCTGACCGTGCCGCAGAGTCCGGATGGGAGCGATGGGGTGTTGAACAGCTAAAGGCGCAGTACAGAGGCGCAGAGAAAGAAAAAGGATAAAGGCGCGGGGAGCTGAGCCCCCCGCACCCCCGCAAGATCCGGCCGCGCACGTGCCGTGCGCAGCCGAGGGGCTCGCGAAGCGCGTAGATAAATTTATCATGTCGGTCATAAATGACATGCAGGAGAAGTGAGCATGGTCGAAGTTCCGAGATGGGATGGCGACAAGAGGCATGGACCTCCATTGACATGGCATCGCGTTCAGCGGCCCGATATTTTCAAAGCTGATTTCACGTGTTCCTATGGA